GTACGTTTACGGCGCTTGATTGTAGTGATAATGCGTTCGCTATTGCTAACCTTGATATTAATGGTGGTACCGACATCGGCGAGGCCCTCGTTGATGCCGATTTGATCGTTGTTGATAATGGTGCTGACGATGTTGTACGTAAAAGCGCAGTCAGTCGTCTAAACACTTATCTCGCAGGCAAAGTTCGCTCACAATCGGGTGCAGTCACTTTTGCTAAGAATAAGATGCTTGTCACAGGCACTGATCAAGATGGCGCTTCACAAAGCTATCGCATCAATGTTGAAGGTGGACTCTTGAGACTCACAACTAGCGATCTTAGCTAATACCTAATTTCGTTTAGTAAAAGTTTGGTTATAGGAAACAGGCGGCTTCGGTCGCCTGTTTTCTATTTACCTTATATGTCTATTATCAAAACAAGAAAATTGATTGTTAAAAGAACTTATCTTCTCGTAGAAAAAGAAGAGATAGAGTTTGCCTGTTCTCAATCGGAGAAAGAAATAAAAGAATACATGCTAAAGTATTTTGAAGATGAATATGAAGAAATGAATAAGAAAAAAGAAGAAGAAATTTTACAAAAACAATCTTCTTGTACCGAAGACAAAAATAAGGATCAGCCGGAATCAGTAATTGAAGAAGAGAATGTGAAAGAGGAAGAACAGAAGGAAACAGAAAAGCAAAAAATAAAAGATAGAAAAGATCCTGAAATAAAAAAACTTTATAGATTAATAGCACAAAAAACTCACCCTGACAAAGCAGTATCTGAAGAAGAGGCAACTTTTTTCAATGTCGCGGCTACCTGTTACAGAACAGGAGACATTGGAGGCCTCTTGTTTATTGCAGAAAAATTAGGGATAGAAATCCCGCCTCTGTCTAATAAAATTATTAAGATTGTAGAAAATAAAGTAAATCAATTAGAGAGGGAGATAAATAGTAATAAGGAAACTATTGGGTGGTTGTGGTATTCCTGTGAAACAGATGAAGATAAAACCGAGTTACTTAAAAAAATGCTACTTAATGAGGGGTACACAATATGAAATCTAAAACGCATAAAAAAATTACATTTGTTACTAATAATGAAGATGTCCGCCGATTAGCTGGAAATCAACTATCTTTGTTGATACAAAGATTTAATGATCGTTTTACCACCGAAGCACAAGCAATAAATAAATCTCTCTTGGATGAAGATGCTGGAGATATTTTAGAAAATTTATCTCAAATGAGTGATCTTTTCACAAATGCCTTGACAGAATTAGAATATTGTTCTGCATTGATGATGCAAATAGAATCAGTAGAAAAAGATACCGACACCGAGGAAGATAAAGAAGATCAAAAAAAAAGTTAAATCCCAAGGATGAAGAGGGTTCGTTAATCTTAGGAAAAGTCGGATCAAAAGGCATCCAGCAACTTCCTGATGGAAGTTGGGAACCATTAGATTAATCTCCGATACAGAGATCCTCAAAGATACTTTTAATTTGTAAAAAAACAGTCTCGCTATTTGCAGCGGGAGTAAATAATCTTCTCTGTTCCCCATGGACACATGATAAAAATGTATTATGGTGTGGCTGTAAAGCAAAAACAAAAAGCTCATAAAATTCATCTTGGGCAATCATAGATATTTCTGTACAGTCCCTTCCCGTAACACTTTGAGCAACTTCATCAGTCATTGTTATTATTACTTTCTGCGAATTAAAGCGCCAAGAAAATGGATAAAGACGCATTGTCCAGAACATCGTATCAATGGTTGGTTCTTGTCCAGCACTCTGGATCATTCTAGCAGCTTCTAGAATATCTAGGAACTCATCTGCGGGTACAAAGTTAGAGACCATTCTAGCGTGCTGATATGGAGGTCTTATTTCACCATTGCCTGCTGTACCTACGGCAACTAGTCCAAAGCGAAATGTGCTCGTTATCGGGTCGTCTAAAAGCGGAGCGATTCCTTGTATCATTGATTCTATCTCTTCATCAAACGAACCAGATATATCAAGAACAAAAACCAAATCTACCCCACGATTATCAAAACCCTCATCCACTTCACCGTCACAATCATTATCTAGATTATCACACAACTCCATAGTAGGTAAAATCTGCCCATCGCAAGGCACATTAAAACCGCCATCAGTACAATAGCGAACGCCAGCACGACACGCACCAATAGCCATTGTTCCTTCTGGTCCCTCATAACAGACAATAGCTGTAGAATTTGCTATTCCTTCGTCAGTTGATCCATTACAATTATTGTCTATTCCATCACAGATTTCTTCAGCAGGTCCAACATGGCCGTCACAGTACACATTGCCATTATCACATTTCATTACGCCGGGAGTACATATTCCAACACCATAATCAGCGCCTTCTACAAAACCGCACAACTGATGTTCTTCTGGATATGTTTCGTCTATTAAGACATCGCAATCATTATCTATACCATCACAGACTTCTTCGCTTTTGCCAACTCCTCCAGAACAAAGACCCCACCCCTCGGTGTTACAAGTTCTTAATCCATATCTACATTGTCCGGATAGTGTAGGAGGATTTGATGGATCCAGTGAAGGTATTGCTTCACCACCTGGGGTGCAAACTTGCTTTTCCCCAGGTCGGCATTCAAGTCTTACTAATTCATCATGATCTATACAGGCGCTTACTATCAAAGGGAAACAAAATAAAACAAATCGTTTCATTTCATTGTAGCCTCTACACATTTCTCTTGACTGGAATATAGAACCATTCTCATAGCTGTGCTATTGAAGACACGAAAAGAAATTGTTTTAAGAGGCAATTCTTCTAAGGTATATGTGGATGTTAATACTATCGGAGGTGTCTTGTCGGATTGTGTTGGGATTTTAAATGCTAAAAGTAATGACTTTCCGGGTCCATTTTGAATAATTCCTGATATATAGCCATCTTTTATTATCTCTGGTATACCAATTTGAGCAGGAGAAGTGTCACCTTCTTCGGTAGTTATGGTATTACTAAAATGAACAAGCCATTTACAGTTTTCATGTTGTCCCGGAGTATAAAAGGTAGACTTTCCGGTAATAACAGTTTGATGTACACTGTTAGCTTTCGTATAAATGTAGAAAGAAGCGCCAGAAACGAGGGCTAAAACAATTAATAATGTATTTCTAAGGGTTAAAAAACCAAACATTCAGATCCTCCTCAGTGGAGGGGTTGTAAATCTAATACCTCTCCGGTTGGTGATAAAGTAATAAATGGCATTTTCTTTATCTCTCTAATAAATATCTCACTTCCTTGTGTTTTTGGAGTCTTTTCTATCCAAACAAGGATTTGCTTTTTTTCTTTGACTTGTCCGACATAAGACCATTTTCCCTCTACTTTCTTCCAAATAGCAGGAAAGTCAATACTTTGACTACCAAAAAGTAAAATACCCGACAACATTATACTGCTTATCATTATTTTATCCGTCCTTTCAAGGATTTCTCACACAGAATTACTGTGGATAAATAGTGTCCCTTCAATCTACTTACTTTACTATGAACAAAAAAGCCCCTTTTTATATAAAGTTTCTTATAATTTCGTTACTTTGCCTTTCAAGTTGTGTTAGTGGGTGTACTACAATCTCTTTAACTAGCGAAACCCCCCAGGATATTTATCCTAGAAACTCTTTTGTACAAGTTAGACAGTTTATTAAATTGGAAGGGTGTGGATTAGATCCCAAAACACAAAAAGAAAGGTGCCAATCTGCCGAAATGAAATATGTTTCATCGGGAGCTTATGTTTTTCACAGTGAAGTAGAAGATGATAAGTCATACATTTTAACTGCTGGACATTCTTGTCAAAACAAATTACCTAAAACCCAGACAATTGCCGGATTTAAAGTTTTTAATAAGGGATCTCGCTTTAAAGTAGTAGATTTAGATGGAACCCAACATGATGCTCACGTAGTTAATATTAATACAAGGTTTGATTTATGTTTAATGAGTGTATCAGATGTTCACACTAAACCACTTACTTTAAGAGTGGCGCAAAACGAACCACGTCGTGGCGAAGTTGTTACTAATTTAGCTGCTCCTCATGGACTTTTTTGGTCAGGGACAGTTTTAATATTTCAGGGAATATTTTCAGGATATCATGACAGAGGGTATTCAGTATATACCATTCCTACTAAGCCAGGGTCCAGCGGTTCACCTATTATAAATTCTAAAAATAAACTAGTGGGAGTTATTTTTGCAGGATACAGAATGATAGAAAATGTAGGATTATCGTCTCCCCTCGTGGCTATAAAAGTATTCTTGAAGAAGTCAATCGCCAAAGGAGAGATGATGTTATGGGAAAAAAATAATAAACCCAAAGTAGATTCTCAAGTTGACAGAATGTGGATTCAAGAAATGAAATCCAAAATCAATGAAGTTTTTGGACAATAGAGAAATAATTTTAATATGAGTAACTTTCCTTCCTTAACTTTCCAACAATATCCCGAACAACCTTTGACGGTCGGTGCAGGGAATCAAAAACTGAGTGGTGTTGGTTCTGCTAAATTGCCCTTATCTTCATCAGATGGTGGCTTATCTACTGGTGGGCCACTAATAATCAGTTCCTCAGCGGATAGCACTACTTTTACCCGAGTTCAAACATTTTCTTATGGAGTCATTGAGGAGGTTTATTTGTGGTGTTCTAATCCTACCGGAGGCAATGTTAATTTAACAATGTCTGTAGAGTCGCCTTCTTCGTCCCCTAGTTTTACTGCTGCCAGTAACATAGTTGTTTCTATAACTTCTCAAGTAGGGTTAGTTTTAGTATACCCAGGGATAACTCACACCGGAGATGCAGATGGGACTAGATCATTATTCATGCGATCAGCGGCTCAAAATTCTCTAAATATAAGTGGGTTTGTTGTAAGAAGTTATCCCTTCCCTGGTAAAGAAACAGAAACCTATGGATATTTTAATTCTAGTGCCGGAGAATAAGCTATGGGTGTCCTAGATAGACGACTCTTGGGTCCTGTAAGATCTGAAATGGGCGGCGATCCAGCTTCTACTGGCGGTGGTGGCGGTAGTGGTGTAACAATCAACAATAATGTTGATGGTTATATTCTTAAAGCCACAGGTCAAGCTAATACTGTAGAGGGTATCCCTCAGTTGAAGTGGAATAGTTCTCAGACTGCTCTTAGTGCAAGTGGCGATATATACGTTTCTGGTTCTAACAACTATTTATACTTACACGGAAGTAACGCCGACGGTCAGACTGTTCGGTTTAAAATACAGGTTGAAGGAAGTATTTTAAGAGTAATTAACGATATACCAGAAGGATCAACTTAAGATGTGGAAAAAAATCACAAAGTCTTTTTTATTAAACGAACAATTTAGATTAGATGCAGCCGCATCAGTGCAGGCTCTTAACGACATAATTAGTAGTGTTCGTGTCACAAATAAAAGAGATACAAACAGAATTAACTTGGCAAAAGAACATCTTCGTGGTATAAAGAGACAGCTTAGAGGACTAAACGAACGTATTGAGTCCTTAGAATCTGAACTAAATCTCCTTAAAGAGGAAAAATAAATGGGTGGTGTTGCTGGTCATATGGATCATCTCTATGATAATCCTACTTTAACTTTTGCCAAAATGAAAGAAATAATGGATGCGGCATCTAATGGTCAATTAAAGACAGAAGAAAAAGTAGATGGTCAAAACCTGTTCTTGTCTTATTCAATACCAGAAGGAAAAGCCAAGGGCGCAAGGAATAAAGGCAATCTAAAAAAAGGTGGCTTAGATTCTACCGAACTTGCTCAAAAATTTGCAGGACGTGGAGGTCTAGAAAAGGCATTTAGCGGGGGCTTCTCTGCCTTTGAAAAAGCTGTAGAGGCTTTATCCGACGAAGAAAAAGAAAGAATCTTCGGACCAGATACAAATATTTGGTACAATGCTGAGATCATGGATCCAGGATCTAGAAATGTTATAAACTACGATAATAAAACTCTTAAGATTCATAATGTAGGTCACTTTGTCTTTGACCGAAAGTCTGGCGATAAAAAACCTATTCCTCAAGGTATATTAAGGATATTGGATAACGCCCTAAATAGAATGCAAAAATCTTTAAAAGACCATGATTTTTCCCTTGCTCGTGAAGCTATTATAAATCTGAAGGGACTTGAGAATGATACTGCCCTAAATAAGGCTAAGTCTAGAATATCCGGCGCACTTGCTGCCGAAGGCTTATCGGATAAAAATACGATTCAAGAATTTATTTTTCAAAGATTGGTAAATGGCATTGATAATGATTTGTCACCCAATCTCAAAAAAGAGCTTGCAAAGTATCTTTTAAAAATACCTGGGAATATTGGACTCAAAGCACTAAAAAAAGGACTTAACCAACAAAATCTAACTGAATTAGTATCTCTGGTCAACAATAAGAGAACATTGTTGCAGGAAGCTATTTTACCTATAGAGACGGCCGTACATGATTTTACAGTTGCTATATTGGAAAGTGTTCAAAGCATTTTTATCGCCGATGGCAAAAAAGAGGTACAGAGACAGAAAGAGGAATTGGCTGTGGCTGTAAAGGCAATCACAGATTCTGGAGCAGAAGATCCTCAGGCTATGGCAGTTATGCAGAGACATCTCAATAAAATAAAAGATTTTTCTTATATCACAACTCCTGTAGAGGCTGTTGTTTTTGATTATGACGGACATACTTATAAATTTGCTGGGAATTTTGCACCGATTAATCAAATCTTAGGAATATTTCGTTATCCAAAAAAAGGAAAAAAATTAACCACTGAAAATATTGGTTTCAATTCCCAGATAATTACAGAAAAAATAGGTAAAAAAGTGGCTTTACTTCCTGGAGGATTCAAGCCTCCTCACGCAGGACATTATGGACTTGCAAAAAAACTATCTTCGGAATCTGATATTGATGAAGTGATTGTCATTATTGGAAAAAAACCTCGTGCTTCAAAAGACGACCCAAGGGTTATCATAACTGCCGAAGACTCCAAAAGACTTTGGGATCTTTATACTCAGAGTGATGATAATATTAAAATCAGAATACAAGAAGGAAAAACTCCTGTAGCTGATGTATATGATCTTATTGCAGATGAAAATTCTTTTTCTGAGGGGGATACAGTAGTACTCGGAAAAAGTGACAAAGATATAGGAGATAAAAGATATGCAAGGGCGCAATCATGGGCAGAAATGCATAATCCTGGAGTAAATGTGGAAGAGATGGTCTTCCCTGTCATTGGTGGAGAAGGAATGGGGGGAACAACTCTTCGGAACCTAATTGCATCTGAAAATAAAGATGAATTTATTTCTAAACTGCCTATACATCTATCAGAACCAGAAAAACAATCTGTATGGAATTCCTTAACTGGAACTTCCAATGAATCCTTTAATAATCTAGTAGATTTAACTATAGATGAAATGTCATCCATGGCAGGCGGCAGTGTACAGGGTTATAGCCTGCCTTTGGGTATGAAACCATCATTCCCTAAATCTCAAAAAAGAAAAAGTAACAAACCAAAAGTCAAACGTGCCAAACGACAAAGGCGGAGATAATTATATTACCATGACTACAATTTTAAGAGACCAAATGATTGCTGAAGAGTTAATTCGTACCCATATTAGAACTAGAATCAGTGAAAATGTTCGTCATAAAAATCTAGCTGAGCAGAAGATTCGTTATGTTGTGCGAAAAATAATCCTAGAGGCTGAAACTGGTACAGAGGAGCCTAGTGAGTTTACTGGTATAAATGTCTTAGCTAACTTATTGGAGAAAATCATTCCAGTTATAGAAGATGATTATAAGATGTTAACGACGTCAGATGAACAAAGAGAGTCTTTCAGAAATCATATTATACATGCGATAAAGAACTCGCTTAGGCCTATTGAAGCAAATACTGATGCTGAAAAACTTCCTGAAAATTATGAGTTTAATATTGACAAAGATTTATTATCAGAAAAGGTATCAATTAATTTAGATCCTCAAGCCGATGGTGATGAGGAAGAGTCAATTGAGGGCGAGTTTATCAGTATTGATGGAGAAGATGAAGATAGTGAATTTGTAAAAATTAAAGACCAAAATGAAACTGGAAGAAATTTTGCTGCCACTACTTTCAAGCAAGTAGAAAAACAAATTGTGGATGCATATGATATGTTAGCAGATGAAGAAGATAAGAATCTTTTCTATGATTATTTATTAACAAATATGTTATTATATTTTGATAAGTTTGAAGATGAGTTACAATCTAATTTGCCCGATGCTACCACTCCCGAATATGAAAAAGAAAAAGAAGAAGAGGAGGAAGAAAATTCAGAGGTTCCTGACCCATCATCAGGCAGTGATTCAGAAGAATTAGATTTATTTGCCTAATCACTCTTAACACTTTTTTTTACTTCGTTATAATGAATTGCAAGCTTTAAACAACTTATCTTTTTTTACTACTTCTTACTACTTCTTACTACTTCTTACATTTACTACTATTAATTTGCTAGCATATATAAAAGAGTAAATAACTTGACAAGTGTTTCGTTATAGTGTATAACTATTATACAAGGGGGTAATCGGGATAGATTGATGGGGAAGTAAAAACGGTGCAAGGGTGAGGGAAGCGTGGCTCACTAAAAACGCTTAAATTTTTAATCGCAAATAACGATTTAAACATGGAGATGGCGGCTTAATAACCTGACCACTCTTGAGGCGACGGCAGCCAATAAACAGAAAGCCGTATTAGGCAGTCCCAAGTGCTTTTGATTGTTTTAGCCGCAATAAAACGATCTAGTCAAGTTGTCTGTCCGACGATAAATACAGACACAACCTTGTGAATGACCGCTTTATGGAACTAGACAAGACGGGAGTTCAATTCTCCCTACCTCCACCAGCCGCCTTCGGGCGGCTTTTTTCTTTTACGTTAGCTATTTATAATACACCACTATAGAACGGAAAAACTTTGAATAAAACTTTAATCCTAGATACAAACGTATATTTAACAGAGCCTCAGTCGTTATTCTCCTTTGGGCGAAGTAATATTGGCATACCAACAATTGTTTTAGATGAAATAGATAAACACAAACATCGCCAAGATACTGCTGGTCTGAACGCTCGCACTATGAACCGTCTGCTGGACAAAATGAGATCAAAGGGGAGTCTTTTTTCTGGTGTTCCTTTGGGAACTGGGAAGGGTAAGGTCTTCGCAGCACAATATGATCCTCGGTACTTGCCATCGGGAATGGAGCAGACCGATTCGGATAATAAAATTATTGCGATCGCGATCCGCCTCCAATTGGAGGGCCATGATGTAGCGGTTATATCTCGCGACCTCAATATGAGAGTCAAGTGTGATTCTTTTGGAATTGAATGTTATGATTACCAACCTCAGCAAGCCGTTAAATCCATAGAAAAACTTTATGATGGAAGTTCAGAACTTTTAGTAGAAGATAGTATCATAGAGCGGTTTTATGAAGATGAGGATATATTTCTACCCGAGCAAAAGATTGAACTTTATCCCAACCATTACTTGGTATTAAAGTCTGATAATGATGATAAGAAATCAGCCTTATGTCGCTTTGTTGATTATGACACTCCTTTGAGAAAAGTCTACACGTATAAAGATATATGGGGATTGACCGCAAACAATAAAGAACAAAAATATGCAATGGATCTCTTGTTTGATAAAGATATACAAATAATTTCTTTAACTGGCCAAGCAGGAACAGGAAAAACATTAATAGCCGCAGCATGTGGGTTGGAACAAGTTTTACATAATACTAAATCTCAAGGTGGTTACGACAAACTGATAATAACCAGACCTGTTCAACCAATGGGACGAGATATAGGATTCCTGCCAGGAACACTAGAAGAAAAGATGATGCCATGGATTGCACCTCTCCGAGATAATCTAGAATATTTATTTGGAGACAAAATGGCACTTGACATGCAAATGGAGCAGGGTACAATAGAGATAGAAGCAATGACATATATTAGAGGTCGTTCAATTTCCAATGCTTTTATGATTGTAGATGAAGCCCAGAACTTAACAGCACACGAATTAAAGACTATAATAACTAGAGTCGGACATGGAACAAAATTAGTGCTTACAGGTGATATTCAACAAATTGATAATTCTTATGTAGATGCTGTTTCTAATGGGCTTACTCATGCTGTTGAAAAATTTAAAGAATACAAAATCTCTGGTCATGTAACACTTTATAAAGGTGAAAGGTCAAAACTTGCCACGCTGGCAGCCGAAATTTTATGAGAAATTATATTAAAGAAAAAGTAGAAAACACTACTAAAAATTTTAGCTCTGGGAAAATTGAGGTTCTTGAGTTGGATGCTCTTCCTGATAATATTAATCTAGGGGCTATTTTAAAGACTTTGGAAACTAATTTTCCTACTCATTATTTTCATGGTCTCCGAGCAATTAAAATACAACATGACGATGAGTTTGATCGCAGAGGAGTTAATGCGGTTTATAGGGACCAGGTTTTACAAATGACAAACCGTCAAAAAAATAACAAAGACCTAATGGACGATATTGTGCATGAGTTTGCGCATCACATGGAAACTTTATTTCCCGAGGCCATTTATAGTGATGAATCTCTTATTAATGAATTTTTAAAGAAAAGAAGTGAGCTTAAATTTGAACTTCAGTCTGAGGGTTACTGGGTTAATGAATATGATTTTGATAGATTAAAGTTTGATCAGTCATTTGATATCTTCCTCTATAAGAGGGTAGGAACAAATATGTTACGAATGGTGACTACTGGTTTATTTATCCGACCTTACGCCGCCGTTTCCATACGAGAATATTTTGCTACTGGGTTTGAGGCATATTATTTAGGTAAGCGAGATGCCCTAGAAAAAATTAGCCCAATGTTATATGATAAAATTGATGAACTACATCATTATCAAGTTTATTAAGAAAGAAGGAACTTTTGGCTGGTAAGCATATCTCCTATTCCGAGTGGCGGAATTGGCACATTTGTCCCCATTATCACAAATTAACATATATTGATAAGGTTACTCAGTTTGAGGGTAATATATTTACTGCCTTTGGTAAAGCTCTCCATACGGTTTGCGAGTATACTTTAACTTCCCCTGAAAAGTATCGGAAGCCCGGCGCAATTGAGGCGCTAGTTAAAGAGCAGTTTCTGAAAGAACTCAAGGCTTTGCCCGAGGATGAACAACAAAGAGCCAAGCGTGATTTTAAGCTCAAAGAGTGGCTTGTAAGTGGTTTGGAAATCGTTCCCGACCTCTACCGCTGCTTGACTGAGAAGTTCGGCAAGTTAGGCGAGGACTGGGAAGTGCTCAAAGCAGAAGAGCAACTCTATGTGCCTATTACTGAATTCACGGAAGCAGAAAAAAAGTTTAAAGGCTTTATTGACCTTGTTGTCTACTCCAAGAAGGATGAGAAGATTCACCTGATTGACTGGAAGACTTGTTCGTGGGGCTGGCAGCCTCAGAAAAAAAGTGATAAAATTCTGGCTTACCAATTAGTTTACTACAAACATTTTTATGCTCGTAAATATGAGGTAGATCCAAAAGATATTGATTGTCATTTTGTCCTTTTAAAGCGAACAGCTAAGGCTGGTAACAAGGCAGAGTTTGTCAGAGTAACGGCAGCGAAAAAAAGAACAACTGATGCCCTTAACGCCTTGACAAAAGCACTGCATAATATTAACAAAGAAAATTATATCAAGAATCGTATTGCTTGTACTAATTGCAAAGACCGCTTTGGCACTTGTGAATTTTACCAGACAAAACACTGCTTATAGGAGGAGCCTGTCTTGACAAAAAAGATAAAAATCTTAACAATTAGTGATCATCCTTTATCTCCTTCGGGTGTTGGTACTCAGACTCGCTATGTTATAGAGTCTCTATTGAAAACTGGAAGATTTGAGGTAATTTCTCTAGGAGGGGCTATATCTCATAATGATTATACTCCAGTTATCGTAGATGGGTGGGAAGATAATTGGAAAATATTTCCGGTAGATGCCTATGGTGATCAAAATCTTATTAGGTCAGTTTTACGACAACATCGTCCTGATATTTTATACTTCATGACTGATCCTAGATTTTATGATTGGTTATGGCAGATGGAAGACGAAATAAGAGAGTCTGTTACTATGGTTTATTACCATGTTTGGGACAACTACCCTTATCCTACCTATAATAAAGTTTGGTACGATTCTACGGATGTTGTAGCTACTATTTCAAAAGTAACCAGTGATATTGTTCAGACGGTTTCGCCTGATGTTGAGGAACACTATATTCCTCATGCAGTTAACTCTAAAATATTTAAAAAATTAGATGATCCTGTATCTCTTCAGCATATGGCAGAGATGAGAAAACAAATTGGAGCCGAAGATAAGGTAATATTTTACTGGAATAATAGAAATGCCCGCCGCAAGCAAAGTGGATCTCTTATTTTTTGGTTTAAAAAATTCTTAGACAAAGTTGGACATGACAAAGCGTGTTTGATGATGCATACTGATATTAATGATCCTCACGGTCAGCCACTTCATGTGGTGGCAGAACATTTAGGTCTCAATAAGGGACAGATTGTTTTTTCAACACAAAAAGTTTCACCAGAACACTTATCATTGATGTATAATGCTTCAGACGTTACTGTTAATATTTCGGATGCTGAAGGATTTGGATTAGGAACACTGGAATCTTTATCATGTCAGACTCCTATTGTTGTAACTATGACGGGTGGACTACAAGAGCAAGTAACCGATGGGGAGAATTATTTCGGCATCGGCATTGAGCCTAGTTCCAAAGCGGTTATCGGATCTTTGAATGTTCCGTGGATTTATGAAGATCGTATAAACGAGGATGAATTTGTAGCTGCCTTAGAAAAGATGTTTTATATGTCTCCTAAAGAAAGAGCAGAGTTAGGCAAGCAGGGAAGCTTACATGTTCAAAAGAATTATAACTTTGAAGATTTTGGAAAAAATTGGGTTGACTTAATGACTGATATTTATAATAAAAATGGCTCGTGGGAAACTCGTAAAAACTATAATTCCTGGGAGGTAAAAACACTATGATAAGAACTCTAGTTATTTCACCATTATTTACACGTAGCGGATATGGAGAACACGGCCGGTTTATTATTAATGCCCTGAATAGTCAGCCTGAAGTTTTTGATTTACATGCTCATCCTATTCATTGGGGTAATTCTAGTTGGATTTCTGATAACGATAGGAATATTAAGCTCTATGAATCTCTGGTGATAAAGAAAGAATTATTTAAAGGAGATTATGACCTAGTAATTCAGGTTACGGTACCAAATGAATGGGATTCATATTCACAACAATTTCCATCAAACTGCAATATAGGTATAACTGCTGGAATTGAGACGGACAGAATTCCTGTTTCATGGGTTAACCCATCTAATTCTATGGATCATATTATATTTACCAGTAAACATTCTCAAAAAGGGTTTACTGACACCATTTTCAATCTTCAGGCAGAAAATTCAAATTCTGTCATTCAGAGAACCGGTATCTCAACCAGTTCTGATGTAGTGGGATATCCGGTTAAATCTATTACACCTATGTCTTTGGAAGATAAAATATCTTTAGATACCGAGTTTAATTTCCTAACGATATCTCAGATTTCTCCTCGTAAAGGGGTGGAACAACTTTTACATTGGTTTATGGAAGAGTTTCATAATGAAAATATTGGATTAGTAGCAAAAATACATCATGCGAATAATTCTATATTTGATCGGCAGATGTTAGACAAACAATTGTTCTCTCCCCTCCGTCAAAATTTTAAAGATGCAAAATGTAAAATTCACTGGATTCATGGATCTATGACTGAAGAAGAAATCCATGGCTTATATACCCATCCTCAGATTAATGCTTATGTGAGTACTACACATGGCGAGGGCTTTGGTTTACCCATTTTTGAGGCTGCATATAGTGGAATGCCTGTGTGTGTTTCGGGATGGTCGGGACATTTAGATTTTCTTAAGATTGGTCAAGGTAAAAAATCTAAGGACATGTATGAAAGAATACGATGTGATATTAAGGAAATAGGTGAAGGTGCAGTAATGGACAATATTTTGTTTCCCGATATGAAGTGGGCCCACTGTGATATGAATAGTTCTAAAAAGGCTATGAGAAATATGGTAAATGCTCACATAGCAAAAAGAAATATAGCCGCAACTTTACAGACGTATCTCAAAGAGAAATTTTCTGAAAAAGAACAATATGATAAAATTGGTAGTATTTGTGCTGATGTTTATAATAACAAGAAAGATTGGGATAATACTAACACCGAAATAAAGGTAGTTTAGTATGGTGGATGTTGTTTTTGTAGCTGATGGTTTTGTGGAAGAAATCCCACAAGGCGGCGCAGAACTTGCAAATAAAGAAATAGTAAACTATCTGCGCAATAATGGACTTAATGTAGAAGAAGTACATGGTTTTAAGATTACGCCAGCATATTTGCAGACAAGAAAAAATTGTTTTTTTATCTTAGGAAGTTTTTTGTCGGTTCCCGCTGATGCTATAGAAAAACTAGAATCCTTAAACTACTTGATTTATGAACATGATCACAAATATTGTTCAAATAGAAACCCTGCAAAGTATGTTAATTTTAAAGTACCCGAAAATCAAATAGTATATAAAAGTTTGTACAAAAATGCAACAAGGGTATGCTGTCAATCACAATACCACGTAGATATTGTAACTAAAAATTTACCTCTCTTTAACAACCTGTATAACATGGGTGGGTCATTTTGGAGCGACCATTTTTTAGATAATGTAAAGAGTAAGATTTCGGAAAATATCTTACGCCATCCTAAAGTAGCTATTATGAAGAGCGATAATCCTATAAAGGGTCAACTCGCTGCTGAAAACTATTGTAAGGAAAATAATTTAGAATATGACTTGGTTTCCGAACCAGACCCTTATAGTCTCTTTGAAAAACTGCTACAGTACGAATATTTTGCATTTTTACCATCTAGTCCAGAAACTTTTTCTCGGATTTTTATGGAGGCAAAATTAGCGGGGTGTAAAGTTATAACAAATGATATGGTAGGGGCTATAAATGAAAAGTATACTTATTCTGATCAAGAAATATTATTACAAGAAGTTATCACTCACAAAAGAGAGAAATTAGCGGAAATCTGTGAACTAGTAAATTCCAATTCTTCAGACGCCCATTCTAATTCTTTTGTCTCTCAGAATCCAGAAATATCAATTATAACTTCGGTATATAATGGTTCGGAATTTATAGATAAATTTTTAAACGAAATTACTCAACAAACCATATTTTCTAAATGCGAATTAATCTTAGTAGACTGCAATAAAACAGAAACCAGTTATGAAAAGACAGTTATTGATAAATATATGGAAAAATATCCTAATATTATTTATTACTATCAAGAAGTAGATCCAGGCGTATATGGAGCTTGGAATATAGCAATAAAGAATAGTTCAGCAAAATATATCACAAACGCTAATTTAGATGACTGCCGATCATATGATAATTTAGAATTGTGCTTAAAAGAAATTACTTCTTCCTCTGAAATTGATTTAGTCTATCCTGCTTTTCTCATAACTGGGCAAGCGGATGAAACTTTTTATACTACCAAAAGTCGTCAACTTTTTGAAACCCATGAATATGATCCTAAACTAATGTTTAAATGTTTGCCTGGGTGTATGCCTTTGTGGAAAAAAGATCTTCATGAAAGATATGGATATTTTGATGAAAAATATAGCTCTGCTGGTGATCTAGAATTTTGGCTGAGGTGTGTAAAGTCTGGTAGTGTATTTAAACGAGTGTCTCAAGTTTTAGGCCTATATTATTTCAACCCCAAGGGCTTGAGTACTTCACCGGAAAATCATCAAAAAAAGACTCTAGAAGAACAAGAAATTTTAAACAGATTCCGGGATATATTTGAACAATGAAAAAAATTATTTCATACTCACTATGGGGCGATGATACACGCTATACTGACGGCGCTATCAGAAATGTAGAGCTTGCTCAAAGATTGTATAAAGATTGGGTATGTAGATTTCATATTGGAGATTCAACTCCAATAAAGATTATAGAAACTTTAAATTCCTTTAATAATACTGAACTAATTTTAAGAACCGAAGAGTGTAATTGGAAAGGAATGTTTTGGCGATTTGAAGACGCATCTGATCCAGATGTTGATGTTATGATCTGTAGAGATGTAGATAGCCGACCAACAACTAGAGAGGTTTTAGCGGTTCAGCAGTGGCTGGAAAGTGATAAAGATTTTCATATAATGCGTGATCACCCTTATCATGCAACGGAAATCTTAGGCGGCATGTGGGGAGTTAGAAATCCTTTCCTAAAACATATGAAGAATTATATTGACGAGTACTCTAAAGGTGATTTTTGGCAAGTTGATCAAAACTTTTTAAGAGAAAAAATCTACCCACTTGTACGAGGTAATGTTTTTGTTCATGATGAATTTTTTGGAAACCATTATGGCGAGCCAACTTTTCCTTATTCTCATCCCCGTGACGCTAATCATTTTATAGGACAGGCATATGCCGGCAATGATAAGATTCTGGATGCAGACGAATTTTTTGATGATGTTTATAATAATAGCCGGGATGAAAAGAAATGAATGTTCATGGAAACATAATGGTAAAAAACGAAGAGGTTTTATTGAGTGCTCTTCTGCCGATATGGGAAAAATATCCATTAGAAAAATTTGTTTTTTATAACGATAATTCTACGGATGATACGGTAAACATTATTAAGAAGCATTTAGGCTCGCGAGCCATCATCCTAAATGATAAGTTAGATAAGTTTCACGAATCATACAACCGGTCAAAGATGCTAGAATATAGCCGAGAAAATAAAGCAAGTCATGTAATATGTTTTGATTGTGACGAACTTTTGTCGGCTAATTTAGTGGATAATTTCTCTCAAATTATTTCTTTGTACGAAACAGTGGATTGGCATTTGTATTGGTATAATGTTGTTAACAATACATTGACCCAAACAAGACAAGATCCTCAATATGTGAATAACTTTAGAAGCTTTATTTTACCCTTGGATAAGACTGGTAATTTTAACATGGATGACTGGAAGTATCATACCCCAAGAACACCCCCAGTTTCATTACCTAAGTCTGCCACCAAGGATATAGGAATTATACACCTTCAGGCAGTTAATCGTAGATTTTATGCCCTGAAACAACTGTGGTACAAACATTATGAATTTCACAATTATAAACACACAACGGAATTTATAAATCATCGTTATGACCCGGTTGTTAATAACTTAGACTTCATGCCCTTGGAAACCCCTAAACAAATTATTGGTGATATAGAGTTTGATTGTTCTGTATATGATGATCTTGAGCAGCAGAAAAATTATCGTCAATATATTTTAGATAATTATGTAGAAGAATTAGTGACATTTGGGAAAGAATACTTATGAAAAGTTTATGCATTCATCACCATCTGGGACTAGGCGATCATTTTGACTGTAATGGGATGGTTAGATATATTCTTAAGGAATCTGAATTTGATGAGGTTCATATATTCTCTAAACACCAGTATTGGGAAATGATTGAGTATATGTACCGTGATAATGACAAAATAATTGTTGTTAAAATTGATGGTAATAAGGACGAGTATGAGCAGGTAGCGGAATATGCCAACTCGGGTAAGTGTTCTCATTTTTTGAGAGTTGGCCATGAGTTTTATCCATTTGAGGAAGAAGAAAAGTACGATAAGAATTGTTGGGAATTTTTCTATGACCAGGTAAAAATACCTTATGAAGTACGCACAGATATGTTTTATGTAGAAAGAGATATAAAGGAAGAAGAGAGAGTTTTAAGTAAGTTAAACCCTAATAACGAAAAGTTTATTTTCGTTCATGATGACGAGAGTAGAGGCTTTAAGGTTGATAGAAAACATATTTTAAATCCTGATCTTCTTGTTATTGAAAATGATATTACTGAAAATGCTCTTCATTTCTTTTTGATTTTAGAAAAAGCGGAAGAAATTCATTGCATGGAGAGTTCTTTTAAATCACTCATAGATTTATACGCACAAACAGATCACATCTTTTATCATGATTTTAGAAATCAGCCTTTGGGTAATTATACAACTAAAAAATGGAGCATTATCAAATATGATTAATGAAAACTCATATATCTTCTATAACTGGATGCCAGCAATTGCAGATCATGCAATAGACCGTTCGGATGATTTTTATAAAGAAGCTGGCGTGAGCAGGCTACACAATAAGGATCATTTTGATCCAACAGACGTACAAGCGGGTGATATAATTTATGTAAAGACTGACTATATTTTTCATCCTTATTTTCAAAATGAAATCTTGCCTAAGATTAAAAATCCTTTTAAATTGATTAGTGGCATATCTTCCTATCATATTGGCTCTAATGGTGATTTATCTTATCAGCAGATACTACAAAATCCTAATCTTATAAAATGGTCGTGTACAAATCCTCCAGATATCTTGCATGATAAAATTATTCCTCTTCCAATTGGATTTGAAGAAAAAGAAAGAGCCGGTGGCGATCAAAGTCTTATTATTTCTCATAATGAGCAGTCAACTGCTCATCAAAATAAAAAGAAAAAGATTCTTTTACCGTATCATACATTTAACACTAATCCGGAGCGACAAAAGTGTTTTGAAATGTTAAGTAAATTGCCTTTTGTAGACACCCAGAGAGATAAATTAGGCTGGTCTGAATATATGAGTCTATTGAATGAATATCAATTTGTTATTTGTCTGGAAGGGTCTGGTCCTGATGTACATCGTAATTACGAATGTTTGGCAGTAGGAACTATTCCCATTAACTTACATAATACCATATACAATTTATTTTCTTATCATCATATACCCGGAATTTTTCTAAACACATGGGATGAACTTACTGAAGAAAAATTTAACCAAATTTCTAATACACCGTATAATATGGAAAACGTAGATAAGTTTTTAAAAATAGACTACCATCTAAATTTATTAAGAGGTGACTAAATGAAAATAGAAGTATCAATCGGTGAAGTTTTAGATAAAATCACCATCTTGCAAATTAAGTTAGAAAAAATTGAAGATGAAGACAAACTAAAACACGTTCGTCATGAATTAGGTGTATTGGAACACCGACTCAACGAGAATAACGTTTCTGTTCCTCAAGAGATGCTACAGGAGTTGAAAGAAATTAATCTAACCCTGTGGGAAACCGAGGATATTATTCGTGATTGCGAAAAGAACCATGATTTTGGGGATGAATTTGTAAAACATGCTCGCTTGGATGCCCAATTGAATGATAAGAGATTCCTTATAAAGAATAAGATTAATATTCACGCCAAATCTAATATCCAAGAGCAGAAGTCTTATGACGGACTTTATTAATCAGATTGAGCCGTGGATTGGCGAAGAAGAGAGAGTTCAGTTATTACGAGTGATTGAATCCACTTATGTTACTGAGCACGATCTTACAAAAGAATTTGAACAAAAGATTAGAGATCTAACAGGGTCCAAACACGCTGTCTCTATGACAAATGGAACAGCAGCCTTGTTTTGCTGCTTAAAATCTCTAGGGGTAGGTCCCGGCGACGAGGTTATTGTTCCTGATATGACTTTTATCGCTACAGCTAATGCGGTAATTATGACTGGTGCCACCCCAGTAATGGTTGACATAAATTTAGAAGATTTAGGATTAAATTGTGATAAAGTCATAGAAAGCATAACATCGGCGACCAAAGTAATAATGCCAGTACATCTTTATGGCGGAGCAGCTAATCTTTATAGGCTACAAAAAATTTGTAAAGAATATGGCTTATACATGATAGAAGATGCAGCACAGGGAGTTGGAGTTAAATATGATAACCAGCACGTTGGAACGTTTGGTGACTTAGGCATTTTATCTTTCTATGGGAATAAAACAATCACATGCGGAGAAGGCGGCATCGTACTTACAAACGATGATGAGTTGGCCGCCTCCTGTTATCGTTTAAAAAACCACGGGAGAGACAAGAAGGGAGTCTTTATTCATTCTCACATAGGCTATAATTTTGCGTTTACAGAGATGCAAGCAGCGATTGGACTAGCCCAACTTAACAAACTGGAAAGAATTATAAATAAAAAAGACCAAATTCGTACCAAATATTTGAGAGAGTTACAGCATATCTCCGAACTTAATCCTCTAAGTTTTAAGCCTCATATCACGCCGGTACATTGGTTTGCTTCTTATTTTACAGAGCACAAGAATGATCTACAAAAATTTCTTGCTGATAAAAACATTCAAACTAGAGATTTTTTCTACCCCCTTCACAAGCAACCTTGTTATGAGAATTTAGCTCTAGACTCAAACAACTTTAAAAAAAGTACTTTGTCGTACGACACTGGAATTTCGCTTCCTTCATCTTACAGCCTAACAGAGGAAAACCAACGCAAAGTTATTAGTGTTGTTAAGGAATTTTTTAAATGAATGATAATGTATATGATGCATTAAATAATAAAATATGGTCCGACCCCAACACCGCCGAAGAGTTGGGGTACGATACGGTAGATTACCCACTTCAGACTTTAATAAGCAGTACAAAAATTGATCAAGAATTCAAGAAATATATTTTAGAAATTTCAAAACAAAAAGAAAAAATATCAGTTATTGACATAGGCGGCGGCAACGGCCGCAAGTACCATTTCTTAAAAAAAGAAATTTTCAAAAACATTCCCTTTTCTTATACAGTGGTAGACATAAATTCTACCTGCATAAAAACAGGACGAGAATATTTTAAAGTAAATAAAAATGTAAAGTTTATAGAAAAGAATATAGCAGAGTTTAAACCCTCTATGAAATATGATATTTGTATTATGGATAGTACTTTATGTTACCTCCCTCAGCCATACGATATTATCAAAATGATATATGATTCTTGCAATTCATTACTTCTTCTTAGAACACAAATGGCTCTTCCCACCCACCCTGCCTATTATTTGAACCAGGAAATAACAGGATATGGATACCAAGATAACCTGACCAATGAGGATAATGAGAAATCCCTAAATTTTTTAAGAGTGACGGCAGAATGGGCTGGTAAAAAAGGTGTTACTAATCTGTTTCCTCCTGCCTTGTGGGGAATTTTATTTTCCCACCCTAGGACTAAAAGTCTAAGTTATGGGATAAAACCAGTTGGACCCGACCTTCATGGATCTCTAGAGATGACAAGAAAAGAATATAGACCCCACTGGAGAGATGGATTTACTGAATATTTAAATCTGGTTATTCAGGAAATAAACACGGTATTGGCGTCCCCTAAATCAGAAAATTTTTTAGAAGATCACAGGTCTGAGTATGTTGGGCGCTTTGAATGTGAATTTTTTGTGGAGATACACCAATGAAAATACCCTTAGTTAAAAATACAATTGATAACCAAGATATTGATAAGCTAATAGAGTGGCTCCAAACGTATCCACGGCTAACAAAAGGAGAGCTTACAGTTACTTTTGAAGAAGAGTGGTCTAAATTTATAGGAACTAAATATAGCGTCTTTGTCAATTCAGGATCATCTGCTAATTTACTAATGCTATATACGTTGCTAGAAACGGGCAAAATAAAAAAAGGAGACACGGTGGTTGTACCCGCCGTTTCATGGGCTACTGATTTAGCACCAGTTGTTCAACTAGGACTTAACCCCATCTTATGTGATTGTAACCTAGAAGATCTATCTGTTGATCTGCATCATTTAGAAGACATATATAAAAAGAACAACCCAGCAGCAGTAATTATTGTTTCTATTTTGGGTCTCGTCCCTCGGATGGATAAAATTTTAGATCTTTGTAGAAAATATAATGTTATACCTCTTGAAGATGCATGTGAGTCGTTTGGTTCTCGGCATAAAGGAAAAAATTTAGGATCCTTTGGTCTTATGGGTACTTTTTCAACTTATTTTGGACATCACTTATCTACAATAGAGGGTGGTGTTATTAACACTGATGATCGCGAGATTTATAATGTCTTGAAGAGTATCCGCAGTCATGGTTGGGATAGAGACATGGACGAAGATCATAGAAATTCTTTGAGAGAAGCCCATCAAGTTTCAGATTTTGAAAACCTATATAAATTTTATCATTTTGGCTTTAATTTAAGGTCCACGGATCTAAGCGCCTTTATTGGAATTAACCAACTTAAGAAGGCAGCTAATATGTGCAAAGTTCGTGAACATAATTATCAACTCTACGCTGATAAAATTAAAAACGATTTTTGGTCTCCTGAGATTCGTAAGGATGAGTATGTTTCTAATTTTGCATATCCAGTAATTTCTCCTCATCGTGAAAAGATTGTTGAAAATCTTCAAAATGCTGATATAGAAGTAAGGCCTCTGGTCTGCGGAAACCTGGGGAATCAACCAGTATGGAAGCAGCATTATGGTGAAGTATCTTTACCTAATGCAGAAAAAGTAGATAAGTTTGGCATGTATATCCCAAACAATCATGAAATGGGAGAGGTGGAGATTGATATTATTTCTGATATTATTAATTCTTCAGTAAAGTAGGTGAAAGAAGACAAACTACTAGTAACAGGCGGCTCTGGGATGGTGGGTAAATCCCTTCAGGAGATTGTACCTAATGCCAACTTTGTTTCCTCTAAGCAATACGACCTCAGGGAATATTCCCAGTGCGCCAGTATGTTTGAAAAATATAAGCCAGAGTCTGTAATTCACTTAGCCGCACGAGTAGGTGGAGTAAAAGCAAATCATTCGTATTTGGCTGACTTCTATAACGACAATATTTTAATCAACACTAACGTCCTTAAGTGTGCTGCTAAATACAATGTGAAGAAGCTTTTGTCTATGTTGAGTACTTGTGTTTATCCGGCATCTACTACCTACCCTTTAGAAGAAAAAAATATACACCTTGGCGAACCTCATTGGACTAACTTTGCCTATGCATATGCAAAGAGAATGTTGGATGTGCAGTCCCGAGCATATCGTCAACAATATGGGTCTAATTTCATTACGGTAGTTCCTAATAATATGTATGGGAAATATGACAACTTTGATTTAGAGGATTCTCATGTTATTCCGGCTATGATAAGGAAAATGCACGAAGCAAAAATTAATAATACAAATGTAGAATTGTGGGGCGATGGATCACCGATACGGGAATTTACTTATGTAGGTGATATTGCTAGGGTTGTTTTATTTTTATTGGAAAACTATGATGGAGAGCACCCTATAAACATAGGAAACACTTCTAGTCTTAGTATTAAAGATTTGGCAAACTTGATTCATAAGATAATGGATTTAAAAACAGACATTAATTGGAATATTTCGGAACTTTCTGGACAACATAAGAAACCCTCTTCAAATGCAAATTTAGAATCATTAGGGTTTCCTCTGTCTTCATATACAAATATAGAAAAAGGTCTTTTAGAGACCTGTGAGTGGTTTAAAAATAGTTATCCGAACATTAGAGGCTATAAAAAATAAATTTTAAGTGTAAAATGAATTATGACCAAACAAAAAATAGCTTTAATTACTGGCATTACAGGACAAGATGGATCATATCTTGCTGAGTTGTTATTAGAAAAGAATTATAAAGTAGTAGGACTTAAACGCCGAACATCACTCATTAATACAGATAGAATAAACCATATTTATGATCATGATAATTTTACCCTAGAATATTTTGATCTAAATGATTCATCGTGTATGTATTCATTATTGATAAAGTATCAGCCGGATGAATTGTATAATCTTGCTGCTCAGTCTCATGTTCGTGTATCCTTTGATATACCTGAAAATACTGTAGATGGCGTGGCCATTGGAACAATGAGATTATTAAATGCTATTAAAAGTGTATCCCCACATACTAAATTTTACCAAGCATCTTCTTCTGAAATGTTCGGAGACAACCCAGAGGTTCCCCAATCCGAGGATACTATTCTCCAACCTGCATCACCCTATGCGTGCGCAAAAGTTTTTGCCCATCATTTGATCCGCAATTATCGTGAATCATATGATCTTAAATTATGTAGCGGTATTCTTTTTAATCATGAATCGCCTCGCAGAGGCGAGACTTTTGTTACTCGTAAAATAACTTTAGCAGCGGCACGGATTAAACTAGGTCTTCAAGAAAAATTATTCTTAGGTAACCTAGATGCCAAGAGAGATTGGGGATATGCCAAGGATTACGTAGAGGCTATGTGGCTAATGTTGCAGGAAGAAAAACCTGATGACTTTGTTATAGCGACAGGCGAAACTCACACAGTTAGAGAATTTTTAGAAGAAGTGTTTAATCATGCAGACCTGGACGTTGAAAAATATGTTCATATAGATGAGAGACTTTTTCGCCCTCACGAGGTTCCGTTGCTTTTGGGAGACCCATCAAAAGCACGAGAACAATTAAAGTGGGAACCAAAAACCAGATTTAAAGAACTAGCAAAGATAATGTTTGAAGCTGACTTCAAATATATCCAAAATAAGGAGATAAAATAATGAAACTATCAAACCAAGCCGTAGGGACCCTTCTGATGACTTTACAAAAGTGTCTTACGGAAGAACAAGACATTACTGAACTTTTACGTAATTGGGACTTAGAAGTTAAAGATGATGAGGTATTTGTTTCTAATCCTCCAACTTTTAAAATTGAAGAATAAAATTTAAAGTGCCTCTTTATAGTTATTCATGCGATAAATGTGTGAAACATTTTGAACATCGTCATCCCTACAGATCTGTACTTAATGAGTGTCAATTGTGTGGTGCCGAAGGATTCCTGTCCAAAATAATAACATCAGTAAATTATACAAGCAGGGATTCTAAATCGCTTGAAAAAAAAACTACCGGACAAGAAGTCATAAAAGCAATTAAAGAGGCTGCGAGTGATTTAGATAAACATAAACAAGATTTGAAAAAACAAAGAAAATAAAATGTACTTATATTTTTTTATCATTAGTGCCCTAATCAATATTCTCTTAATTTGGTATATCCGAGAATATATGAAACGAGTACAAACATGGTGGGAAACATTAGGATTTTTCAAACAAAGTGTACTGCAATATAAAATTTTAATAAAAGAGGTATATGACATGGAAGTGTATTATGGCGAACCAATTATCCAGTCTTTACTGAAAGAAACAAAACAAATGATTGAAACTTATGACGAGTTAGATATTTTAGTGAGCCAGATGCTTGGAAACGACGAAGATGAAGAAATCTAAATCTAAGAGGCACTATTTTACTAAAGATACAGAGAATGCAATAATAAAATATTGCAGTACTGAGGATAATTCTATTAGAACAGGCTTATATGTGAATGATATACAGCCAGCTTTTAATGAACTAGTAGATAAAATTGTTTATACATACAAGTTTACTAGTTTAGAAAATATAGATTATTTAAAAGAAGATTGCAAAATTTGGCTGACCACAATCCTTAGTAAGTTTGACCCAACTCAGGGAACGAAAGCTTTTTCATATTTTTCAGTTGTAACTAAGAACTGGTTTACTCATAAAGCAAAAAAACAAACAAACAAAAACAGAAGAGAAGTAACTTATGATTCTATGGTTAAAGAAATTGATGCCATACAAAGTTCCAGTCAACCCAATTTACTAGACTCTGTAGAGGAAGCTCAATTTTGGAAATCACTATTATCTGAGATTGAAAGATGGCAAGAAATTCCAATGAAGCCAAACGAGCAAAAAGTTTTAAATGCTGTTATAACCTTGATGACCAATATTGAACAAATAGAAATCTTTAATAAGAAGGCGATTTACTTATATTTAAGGGAAATCACTGGATTAAATACCAAACAGATAGTAAGTTGTTTAAACAAAATGAGGTCAAGATATAAATTGTTTAAATCTAAGTGGGACAGCGGGGAATTTAATTAACTGCCTATTTACAACTGAGGACACAAACTAATGAAAAAAGATCTCGGCTCGCTTATTGAACAAGCATTGGAAAATATCAACAACGACCGTCAGGAAACTGAGGATCTTCTTTCTCAACTAAAGGAATATATGAATGTTTCCCGAGAGCGGTACGCTGATTCTGGTTCTACTGCTGCAAAATTTGTAGAAACCCTACAAAGAAGCAACGAGCAATTGGTTAAGTTGGCCACTCTAGTTTTTAAACAGGAAACAAGTTCTCAGGCTCAATCGTTAAGCGATGAAGATAAGAAAGAGTTGTTTGATTTGATAAAAGAGGATTGATTGGTGGCAAAAAACAAGAATTCTATCCAATCTATAATTGATAAAAATAGAGGTACCAATCCTGGAAGTCGCAAGATACAGCCTCAATATGTTCCTGGTAAGACAACTTTTTTAGATAGCCAACAACGGGCCACTATAAACCAGTACAAAACAAAGGCGCATAATAATCATGTTTATAACGCTGTAGTTATAGATGTAGAGAGGGGGAACGTCCCCAATATATTAAGTTTTGGGAACCTTGGTTCTAATAAGTCTAATATGTTTGTTGTTCGTGCAGCTATTCCAGAACTACACAGTATGTATCCTGATCCTTTTAAGTTTAATTTTCACCCCTCTATCATCAGGATGTATCCCACGTTTGCGGGACCACTAGATGAGATACCTTTAATTGGGTCTACTGTTGGTGTAGCTTTTATAGATGAAAATAATAAATTTCAAGAATATGGTAATGGAAAAATAATATCTTTTATACAGAATCCAATAGATGGATCTCCACAGGCAAATGCTGCCAGGGCTCAAAATAATGCCATTAATACTGCGTCAGGGCGAATGCTGCTAGGACAAGCAGCATGTAAATTTTTAGAGTTAGCCGGAACTGCACCTCAAGATGAAAAGCCGGACCTACCTAATCAAGATAACACAGTGGGTCAGAATAGTCCTCAAACAATAAATTCTTCTTTCCAAAATAGAACATCTACAGTGGAAAGAACAACACAAAATGATGGGGCATCACCGGGTACAAATAATCCTCAACAAATAACAGAGGAAGATCAAGATTCTATTTCTTCAACAACTAATCTTCCGGACTGTAAAAAAGTATCTAGCCTTGAAGAATATGTAGCCGCATTTGCGTCGGCAGTCCCTTCAGGGTCACAGGACCCTAATGCTGAATATCCAGCGTGGCCATTAGTATATGGAGCTTATAATGTGAATACACGTTCTGCTATATCACCAGCCAATTTAACATCCCCAATTAATCCGTACCGTACGATCACGGTAAGAAAAAACGGAAAGCTTCAAAAATTAAGCCGCCCTCACATGGGGCAAGATATATCATGTCCTCAAGGAACTCCAACTCTATCAGTGTTGCCTGGAAAGGTTGTGGCAGCCGTTCCTAATGGGGGAATACCCACTAATAAGAACTTATCTTATATTATTATTGAGCATAGTGGCTATGGAGGTAAGGGATCACGGTCTATCCATTCTTGTTATTTCCACATGAGTCAGGTTCTCGTAAGAGAGGGAGATATGGTTGATCGTGGAACCTGTATCGGATTATCAGGTGGAGCTAAAGATTCTCTGGGTGCTGGCGGCACTACTGGACCTCACCTTCATTTAGAAATAAGAAAACGAAGAAGAGCAAAGTCTATGGCACATATAATGGATCCAAGAGCTTTTTTAGCAACTAAGTGGAAAAAAGGGGACACATAAATGGTTAGTATTCCTAGGTGGATTACAAATGGAACGGCTTGGAACGTATTGTCTAATAGCTATGAGGCACATGACCTCGCGACCCACGCTTCGGAAACTTATGCCGCCGCTCAAACAGCGGGAGATATTAGTATAAAACCTGGTAGCGATAACGCCAGGAGATCAAGAAAAGCACAACAAGATACTAGTAAAATACTTGGACAAAGAGAGCTTCAGGCAGAATTTTTTAATAGTGGCTTTTATCAGGAAAATATTATTGAACCCAGTCCGGAGTATAATCAAAGTAAGTCTGAATTACTTATTTCAAAGGGGATGGGAAATATTATCATCGGTCGCGATCGCCCATATGATCTTAAATCTGGTTATGGTGGGCAGGGCAATAGTCATGCCGGAGCTATTGATATAGTTGCGGGACTGGGGGGTATTCTTGCTCGTCAAGTGAACGAAACTGGAGAAAAGGTCTTATTTAATAAAAATATGTATTTGGATGCTGCTCGTGTTTATGTTTCTCAAAAAACTGATGTAGATAAAAACTTTGGTCTTGCTGACGGCACAGTTGGTTCTCCCAACGCCCGCTCGGCAGTGGCTGTTAAAGGTGACAGTGTACGATTAATTGGGCGAGAGGGTATTAAGCTGGTAACAAGTACAGATACTTATAATTCGCAAGGAGTAAATGTTTCTGGTCAATTCGCCGGTATTGATTTAATAGCAGGAAATGAAACCAAATTTAACCCCCTAAATCCTATGGTTAAAGGACACGATTTAGTTGCAGGACTTAAAGAATTGGCTGAATTGATACGTGATCTTAATTCTACATGCAGAAGCTTGCTGATAAATATTATTGCAAATCACTTAGAATATGCCAGCCACATACACATAGGTATTACTGGTCCAACAACTCCTCCTAACGGGGGAGCTAGTCTTATAAAGTATTCTGTTAATGCTGCCGCATATGCTTTAGATATGGCGGACAGTTTCATATATGATAAAAACGTCAAGGCTTGGGAATTAAATCATCTTCATCCTTATGGTAGAGGTTATTTTAATAGCAGCTTTAATAATACGAACTAAATAAAATATGAGCTTATCGTTACACCAACAAAATATAGTTAACCCTTATCCTCAAGAACAAAATCCTGGGGGTGGATTAGACTATGATTTTAATTCTGCAAGAAACCAGTGGGTCACCGCTGGAATACACGACTCTTATATTAATTATGGAATTTTTCCTAATGTTGGGAAAGAGTTACGAGTCGGTGGACCGATTCAAAATAATAACACTATAACTTCTGATGATCTTATAGCTTATTTATCTTTATATCCTCAAAATGGAAAATTTAATTTTGAAGAGCAGAGAGTAGAATTTATATCCTTAAATGAATCCCACAGGAAATTAGAAGAGGTTGCATCATCGCTCCGAGCAAATAATTTAATAAGTTTATATATTAGTCCCACCTCACCAGAGGCTCAAATACCCCAGAACCAAGGAGACCTAACAGGAGAGGGAACGGAGGAAGAACAAGTTAAGCAACAAGTTGCACAACTTATATCAATTCCCTATGACATGTCCCAGGATCGTTTAAATTCCATTCGTTTATCATTTGGGTTAGGGGTACCAATAGAGGATCCCATACAATCAGCCCACATTGAAATGGAAAATGACCCTTCCAGTTTAAATGATGGGGATTTAGATATGTCCGATTGGATACTAAATGTCCCCCCAGGCACATTCGCTCCTAAAATATATTACAATTATGCTGATAGTCATTACTACTACGCCGCTCGCACTAATGTAGTAGACCCTGCGGCTTACGATATTGGTAGAGAAGAATCTGTTGTTAATGTTGCTACTGCAACTTCTCGTGGAATAATGGGAATATTGCAGTTTTCTGGAAAATATACTCCTGAAAATTTACAACTTGGGGTCAACAATATTAATGATGAAATTGAATTTTTATCTTACATAGATCACAGACCAGATAGCCGCTGGCTTTATCTTATAAAAATTTCCCGTTCTTTTATTGATTCTTTGCAGGGCGATGATTCTACTATAGATTTACAGAATGAGCAAATTTCACCGTACCAAAAGTCACTAATAATAATAAACGGTGTTCAAAACAATATAACAAAACATGCTGTGTATTCCCGAGAGTATTTACAGAGCAATATTCCTACTTTAATTAATACGTTGCGTCATTATGAAGATTTGTTATCTATGCAAAAACTTAATGACGGCCGTCTGGATGGCTTAAAAATTGAAAACGAAATAGACCGGATTAATAGCTTTGAGGCTAGTTTGGACGAATTTATTTATTTCAATAAAATTTCTACAGATAATCCCCTAAACGACAGTTTTGATTTGGGGCTAGATGATAATATGAAAATAAATTATATTGTCTACAATGGGTCAATATATACAAAGTTTTTAGGTAAAACAATATTCACTAGAATCAATCCAGACTCCGAGCAACAGAGTGAGGCAGTAAATCTTTTAATGTCTACAAATGCTTTTTCTACACAATCTAGCCGTTCGTTGGGATATTTATTTTATCTAAGAGATATTTTAGAAAGTACATCTCAAAATAAATCTGTAGATTGGCCAAGTTGGGCAGAGTTTTTATCACAATATACAGTACCTGCACCTCGCATAAATCCCTCACTTGTAGATAATTTAGCTAAAGAGTTGACAATCGGGGGTACTGAGCCTCCCAAGTTGTTTGAAACCTTGAATGAACTAGTCGCATCATCACCAGCTACAAATCCTGATCTTTCTAAGAAAATATTAAAGCAAGATGCTTTTAACACTTTAAAGAAGGCTGCCGGCAATTGTGATACTAGCTTAGGAAACGCAGTAAAAGAGTTGGTTGTTATCTATGAAATTGTTAATGGTAAATCTAGCTGGAGAACTCTACAGAGAAAAATCATTAATGATATAAAGGGCGAACTCATAAAAAATGGGTTTGAATTGTGGCCTCGGGATCAAGAATTTTTAGTTGAAACACTGGGGCTACCAGGGGACCCTAATTCATTAGATCGCTATGCACGCAACCCCTCTATTGTGGTTAAGGCTTTAGAAAATTGGGCTAATGACGAAATAAGTTGCCTAATTGGTTTAGATTCTCTCCAGGCAGAACTATCAGCTAATTTAAATCCAGGTGATATTCCTCCTGACCTAGCTAAATTAGCTAATACGGCTGGTAGCCCCCCTATAAGAATAGAATTTAGTAAAACGCCCTTTAGAAAAAACAATTGGTCAGCGTTTTTTAAAGTACTGGAAAAATTAGCCACACGTCTTGTTAAACAATTGCTTCTAGGTGTTTTGGCTCAATTTTTTGAAGCATTGCTTGGATGTAGTGAGGAAGAAACGAAACGTTCAGCAGATGAGCTTGCTCAGAGAACTCGCTTGTATGGCATGATAGATATTAATAATTACATTCAGGGAGTAGATGTTGTACAAATAGCAAATGATATTGGTTTATCTAATAAATCGGTCACTATTAATACAACGGTTCTAAACTTGCCGGCACAAGTAAATATTCAAGAATCCCCACCCACTATAGAACAATTAGAATCATTTCACAGTGATGTTTCACAAATATTAACTCCATCCGAATTTCGCTTTTTGTTGAATGGTGAAGCCTCGCGAGAACTGTTAGATGTTATTTCGGAGATGGTAAACAATGGAGATTTAGATACGGTAGGACTTGAACAATCATATCCCCAAATTCAGTTAGCAACTTATGGTCAGCAACGACCTAATCGCCTTTATGGTACAAATTTAGTTGATATTTTCAATGTAATCGGAATAGGACCAACAGAAGAGACTATAATCTTAAATCTTTTCCAAGAATCCTTGGCACCTCGCGACACACGTTATGCTGTTTTGGGTATTACACCTGAATCTATTAAAAATTATTTCCAACAAATAGGGATTGCTTTACAAACCAACAATATAGCATTGCCCGAGGAGCCAACACCCGAAGAAGCTTATTGTCCTAATCCAGATGATGGAACCCCGTTCGGTGATTTGTCAGATATGCAAATAAAATCACAAATTTCCTCTGAAATACAAAATACTAAAAATAGATTAGACGATATGTGCCGAGTGGACCCATTTGATTTAAGTTGGATCAACGAATTAAATGAGTACTGGCAAAGTATTGGCTTCCCCCAGTCCCTAAAAGACTTTTTCAAGTGGTTGGCGGAACAAAGTCGCGCTGCTCAAGATGCAGCGGCTGAATGGTTTGGATCGGCAGATTTTATGTCCCAGAGAAGTCCTTCTCGGCTTAATCGCAATGAGTGTGATGAGTTTGCCAATAGTCTGCTATGGAACGATATGAGAGATTCTGATCTAGCTTTAGGAAATATGGAGACTGCGGCTTCTTTGGTTTGTGAGGAACCTTTCTGCGCTGGCTCCGCAAAGACGGTTTTTAAATCTCCTAGATCATACGAACCGGCAACTGTAGCCCTAGATTATACGGGCGATACCGCAAATATCTTTGTTTATACTGTGGATAGGTCAGTAGAATTATTAGGGCAATCATATACAGAAATACCAGCCCTGCCTCCTTTGGATGATATAAAAGAGGCTTACAAAATAGTAAGATATTTTGAAGCTCGCGACGGTTTTGGAAATGACCCTATACCTGTGGCGTTACAGAACTGGAGAGAAGTTTTAAATATTTATGCAAATACTAATTATGATCAAAACCCAGTTCAATTAGGTAACAACCTCAGTAAATTAAAAGACTTTTTACAAACGGGTGTTTTCCGTAGGATGCCAAATACTCCCTATGAACCATGTGAGAGGTTCTTGGTTGGAATTAATGGCGGCGAAGGAAATGCTCAACCTATACCATCAGATCTATTTAATGGCGGATTAACAATTACTAATGGCTTAGGTCACCTTGAGCCAGTTCTTTGGCATGAGTGGTTTACAACACCAGGTCTGGAAATGAGAACTGGTCCTGTTGCACATGAAAATAGGCAGAATATTATTGGTAGACTACCAGAAAATAGATCTATATGCAGTATTTTAAAAGATATATATCTTCATCATGCTCTGTCTTTACAGAGTGATGCTAGTGCGCCCAAATACAAAGAGTTGAACGAAGGTGATTCATTAGCAAATATAGTTTTAGCCCCAAGTGAAAAATTTAAAAGCCGGGTGTTTCCTGAGGACGATCAGATAATATCTGAACAATACTCTCCAGTGTCGTTGAGGGATTTAAGAAATCCAGATACAACACCAAATATTAAACTGTTAAACCTGGCTGTCAAACAAGACGAGCGTATATATCGGAATCGTGGACAAGTATCTCAGGTAGAATTTCCTATTCCTGATGGAGAATCTGCATCCTATTGGGTTCCTAGCCTAACAGAGCCACGGGTTAGACAGATAATTGAGAGGTATCTAGAAGTTTCCTGGAGGGATAACGATGGAAATCCGGGTGACCTTGCTGTGACCCGTGATCTTGTAAGTGTTAGTAATTTATCACAGAATACATATGAGCAATTATGTTCTAGTTATTTTCTATCAGATTCACAAATAAAGCTACAAGAATTAACTAAGATAATTTTTGCTCCCGCCTTCAACGAGTCATCTGAAAAATGCACAGACGTTGAGACTGGTCGTGTTTTATTGGCTGCTTGTCAATCTTATATAACCCCGTTTTTATTAAATGTAATACCGCTAACCCGCGTATATACAGGTCTCAACAACCCCAGTTCTTTATATCTTTTAGCCGATTACATATCCCGAAAAATAACCAAGGGTGCTGTTGAATCTAATGTCAATAAAATTTATCATGACAATATAGACGTTTTGTTCTCTCTTTATAGTGAAGATTTGTCGGACGGACGTGTTATTTTCCGGGGTGGTGATGAAAGCCGATGGAACTGGTTGTGGGGAGAGAATGTAAATAGTAATGAAATAGTTCCCGGAAGATACCAGCCAATACTAAATGATACTTCTTACGACCGAAAGTTAAAATACGTAGTTTATAAATATCTGGTATCAGTTTTTAGTCGTTTTTCTAATTCCCCTAGGGTAATATCCGTCACCGACAGTGCATGGAGTTTTGATGCTAATTATTATAATGCTGACGGGAGAGATATAAATCCTCCTAATAATAGTCAAAATGTCTTTTCAGCCTATAGTCGTACCATTCTTAGGTTGTTTAAGCTTCTTGTCGCAGACGCAACACCCCCCCAAGCAGCTTTTCTGGGGAGAATGATTAACCATTATGAGGGCGGATTAGAAGGTCCAGGATCTGAACCTAATCGTTGGGGGCGCATAAGAACTAACGAATTGGAGGATTTCTATGCTCTCGGGTCTTATTACTTACCAGGACCATTGCTACTTTCTTTATATCTTATATCATATGACACTACAGTAAACCAATCTAAGACCTATTCTCAATATAACACAGGTTTAAGTGGATTAGCCTACGACGCCAATAATGAATTAATTAGACTTAAAAACCCATCGTTTATGGCTGTGCCTCTACTTAGTACAATACCTCAAACTTTTTAGGAGAACGAAATGAGTAATCTTTATGGAATTTCTCCTAAATTACCTTTAAAGGTCAGCAATTCTGACGGGCCTTATGCCCTAAATAAAACAATAGGTCAAGCAATAAAGCAAAATTTTAAAAATTTAATTTTAACATCGCCGGGTGAAAGAGTTATGATACCCGAGTTTGGAGTAGGTATCCGACAGTATTTTTTTGAGCAAATAAATCCTCTTACTTTTGAGACCATATCTTCTAATATAAGGGACCAACAGCAGAGATATATGCCTTTTATTATTGTCAATGAAATCTTGTTTCAAACCAGCGATCAAAATGAAACTTTAGCTTATAATGAAGTGTCTATTTCTATCTCATATACACTACCAGGAGTAGATAGTGAAGATACTCTACAAATAACTGCTGAACAAACCTATTTATAATTGATTAATCATAGGATATAAGTATGGCCAAACGACCTATTAATTACACAAGCAGAGAATACAGTTCTATAAGAAATGACTTGGTAAACTATGCCAAGAGATATTACCCCACCACGTTCCAAGATTTTAACGAGGCTTCCTTCGGCTCCCTGATGTTAGATATGGTGGCATATGTGGGAGACCAGCTATCATTCTATATGGACTACCAAACTAATGAAAACTTCTTAGACACAGCACTAGAAGAGAGAAACATAATTAGTATTTCTAAGCAGATGGGCTATAAGTACCCTGGCTCTGCACGCTCAACTGGTACAGCTACATTTTTTATAGAAGTTCCCGTTGATAGCGCAACACTTGGTCCGGATCTAGATTATATTCCTATTCTTCAGGCAGGTTCCGCATTAACTTCTGAAGGCGGCGCTGTCTTTACTCTCATAGAAAGTGTAGATTTCGCAGATTCCTCAAATGAAATAACCGTGGCTAAGGTTGCTAGTGGAACTGGTGTTCCCACCTCATTCGCGATTAAAGGACAGGGGAAGGTAATGTCCGGGGAACGGTTCATAGATGTTACTACTGTTGGAAATTACGAAAGATTTTTAAAAGTTGAATTAGAAAGGTCTAATGTTATTGAAGTAATTTCTGTTTCTGATGCAGAGGGTAATGAATATTATGAGGTAGACTATCTAAGTCAAGATATTGTGTATCAAGAAGTACCTAATCATGACTCAGCTACTAAAATTGCAGTTCCTTATAAACTCCGAGCTATTCCCGCTCCTCGTCGCTTTGTCTCTGAGTATGACCAGTTTGGTCGTGGCTTTATCCAATTTGGATACGGCTCTAGTGAAAATTTAACTAGTGATGTCATCGCTGACCCTTCGGATGTGGTACTAAATGTCACGGGAAGAAATTATATTACTGATACAACATTTGATCCGTCCAACTTGGTACAGAGTGATAAATTTGGTGTGGTTCCTACGAATACAACCTTGACAATTGTATATGCTGCTAATGCCAGATCTGATGTTAATGCTCCAATAGGAACTCTTACCGATATATCTACAAGTAATTTTGGATTTAAAAATATTAGTCGTTTAGATGCAAGTTTGGTAACTTCGGTAGAAACATCAGTAGAAGTGAATAATGAAACCCCGATTCTTGGTGATGTCACTATGCCAGGACCTGAAGAGATCCGCCGAAGAGCCTACTCCACTTTTGCTACCCAGGCTCGCGCTGTAAGCCGAGCGGATTATATTAATCTATGTTATAGAATGCCTTCTAAATTTGGAAAAATAAAAAGAGTTAATGTTGTACAAGATCGCGATTCACTACAAAGAAACCTTAATCTTTATGTTCTCGGAGAACTAAATGGTGGCAACTTGGTTGCTCCTAACAGTGAATTAAAAACTAATTTGCAACAATGGTTAGAGCCCCGCCGAATGTTGAGCGACCGAATAGATATTTTAGACGGAAAAGTAATTAACTTGGGAATTAATTTTGAAGTTCTAGCGGATCTGGATGTTAATCGTTTTGCTCTGGTTGATAGTTGTATACAGGCTATCATTGACAAATACTTAAACGTTAAACCAAATATCGGCGATGCCTTATATATTTCGGAAATTTATAAGATACTTAATGATGTTCCCGGCGTCACGGATACCTTAAACGTAGAATTTACTAATAAGGTTGGTGGTGTTTATAGTAACTATATTTATGACATTCAAAAAAATCTTTCTGATGATGGAAGGTTTTTAATCATACCAGAATTTGCCATCGGAGAAGTTCTTATTCCAAACAGCGATATTTTCGGAGTGATCAAATAATGGCTATAAAGAGATACTATGCCATTCGTGATAATACTATAACGAATGCGTTTGAGAATAATCTGCAAACTCGTGGTACTGGATCCAATATGGGAGCCTCAGATATTCTAGAGGCCTTCGTGATTCATGGACAAACCTCAGCCTCTATTGACGCTACTAATGCTGAACAATCCCGAATATTAATTGAATTTGATGTCAATAGCATCCTTAATGATATCACAAATGGTGTCATCCCTTCTGCTAGTGTTGACTATGTTTTGCGTATGTTTAATGCACCTCATGCTCAGACCACTCCTTTGAGTTATAGTTTAGATGTTTCTATGATTAAGGATAATGCATGGCAAGAAGGTTCCGGATTGGACATGGAAAGCTATAGCGATCTTGGGGAGTCCAACTGGGTCTTCGCGAATACATCCACAGCTTGGGATTTGGCGGGAGGAGATTATTACGGTGTTGGCGCTAATGCAATATCTCAGCATAGTTCTAGTTATTTTTTCACCGGAGGTATAGAGGATTTAAATCTTGATATTAATTTCGCGATGAGTAAATGGCGAACCAATAACACAACTTATCCTAACTATGGATTTATTATAAAAAATACAGATCCTGTAATTTCGGGAACTGCCGGGACTTATTATACTAAAAAGTTCTTTGCGAGAACTTCTCAATTTTTCTTATCGCGACCTTGCATAGAAGCACGATGGGATAGCGCAAGAGAAGATAATAGAGGAAATTTTGCAGTAAGCAGTAGCCTAGTAGGCGAACAGGACAATATCAATACCCTATATCTTTATAACCAAGTACGAGGACAACTACAAAATATTCCTGGACTGGTTAACGATACGCTGAAGGTAGAAGTTTTCTCAGGTACTACGGCACCTGAGGGAGATTCTCTTGAACTAATAAATAATTTAACCGGAAAAAGCGGCTTCTTCTTGACAGGTGGTCTCTTAATAGAAAACGGGGTAACACAAACAGGCATATATACTTGTTCTTTCGCGTCTAACCTTACTGGAGCAACTACTGGTGAGACATTAACTACCTCCTCTTATTTTGACTTGTGGTCTACTGGTTCCGGAGCCAACGCTATTACCTATCATATTGGAAGCTTTGACCCATCCACCTTGGCTGCTAAAAATCTTCTCTATAACATACAATACAATACGAGTATCACAAATCTTCAAAGTTCTTACGTTCAGGGTCAGACCCCGAGACTAAGGGTATTTGCACGTCAAAAAGACTGGTCTCCAAACATATATACAGTGGCCACTAAAGATGTTGAGCCTGAAATAATAGATGATGCCTTTTACCGTGTGTTCCGAACAGCCGATAATTTTGATGTCATTCCATTCGGAACAGGAAGCTCTGTAAACAATTATACTAAACTATCTTATGATGTTAGCGGGAACTATTTTGAATTAGATACATCTTTGCTAGAGACTGGATATACATATGGTATTCAATTTTCATATAATTTAAATGGAAACTATCAAAACCAGAAAGAAATATTTAAATTCAGGATTGATGATGAACTACCATGAGTAACGGATTAGGTAAATTATTTCAAAACAACAGACAGACTACAGTTGTTTCAAAGTATCTTAAGGATACGTCTACGGAAACTGTGGACGGAATAAAATCCCCAGGACAATTGTCTGAAAGTATTGAAAGACAGGATCAATTAGTACCTCCTGTAGATTATTCTAATCCGGTCAACTTTGTTAAGTTTGGCTCAGCCCAAAAGTATTACAATGATTCTATGAACTATGTTGCTGGATACTATCCCTACGATGGTCCAGCAGCAGAAAAGATCAAGTTTTATAATGATTTAAATCCTTTAGAAAAGTACATTTTTGATGAAGAATATCCTGGAAGTACTGGGTTTGTGGTACTTAGCCCCTCTTGGGGAACAAAAACTGATCAGTTAGTTGGTTATGGCTACGCTTCCGCGAGCCCTTCAGAATATGTCCAGACCAAGGGTGGTCCTCATACCGGAACGATTTATTCAGTTCCAGAGAATAGAACATCAAATCTTGAGTTTGGTGGACTTAGCGGTTCTACTGTAGAATTCTTTTATAAAAAGAACGAAGGAATGCCCAATTCTTCAGCCCAAGGTGAAAAACAAGTTATATATGATCTCTGGAATGGACATGCTTCATCCTCGGCAGGCTATGGACGACTTCGGGTAGAAGTTTTTTCCGGATCAGAAGACCGTTTTCATGTCACAATGTTGTCTGGAACTACGGGATATTTCACCCAATCAATTCCTACTACAGGAACGATTGCTATATGTAGTGGATCGTGGAATCATTATTCGTTTGTGTTCAACACTAAAAATACTATTCCTACAGTAGATTTTTATATTGATGGTACATGTTATGAAACCAATATTACTGCATCTGGTCACCAAGCAGGTACGATCGGTCTTGTCACTGGATCTCTGGTTAGTAATATCGGAGCTTTGCGTGCAGCTACCTCCGGCTCTCTAGAGGGCACGGCTTATACTGAATTACAATTTCAAGGATATGGTAAATTATCTGCCTCATTAGACGAGTTTCGTTTCTGGAAGAGCAACAGGAATGCACAAGATATAGGAAGATATTGGTTTACTCATGTTGATGGCGGAAGTGATAAATTTGATGCAAATAAGGATCTAGGGGTATACTACAAATTTAATGCGGGTATCACTGGAGATACTACTGTTGATAAAATAATTCTTGATTATTCTGGTCGTGTCTCTAACGGTTCTTATATTCAATATAACCCGGCATATAGTAGAAATACAGGATCCGCAGTAGATACTCTAAATCTTACTAGCGTAACAGAAGCAAAAGATCCCATTATTAGAAAAACTAACCCGCTGTTTTTAAATAAGCGAAGCGGACTTAGTTTAACTGGATCTGTCTACGATTATAATAATTCCTCACGGCTGATAAATCAAGTTCCTGCATGGATAATAGAAGAAGACGAAAATGACGGAGGAGAATTAACTTCCCTTGTTCAGGTGATGAGTAACTATTTTGACACTGCTTATATCCAGATAGATTACTTATCTAAGCTTAAAAATGTAGAATATATGAGTGGGAGCTTATCTGGTAGTATAAAAGAGTTTCCTCATGTTAACCGACTTGTAGATAATGCTGGACTTGAGACTCCGGAATTCTTTGAAAATATTAGTGCCTTGGCTCAATTTACACAGCGAGATGAGAAGATAAAATTTGATCAAGCTCTTAACAACACTAAGAACATCATATACCGAAATATCTACAATAACTTAAGCTTTATCTATAAGTCTAAAGGGACAGCTAAATCAGTCCGAAATTTTATTCGTTGCTTGGGGGTGGGTGAAGATATAATTTCTCTTAATGCTTATGCCAATAATTCTAAGTATTATCTTACGAGCAGTTATAGAAATATTTCCTCGCCTAAGAAATATGTTGACTTTTCAGGGCTAGTCAGTGCTCAAAGTAATCAGTCCACAGTTTATCAATATTATGACAGTTCCAACCCCAGTTCCTATGGACTGATTAACGGTTCTGGCTCGGCTACTAATTTAGAAGAGTTTGCCTTCACAATAGAGTCTGAATTTGTCTTTCCAGACCGATCAAACGTGGATAATTTACCTTTCGTTCCTTCTTTCCCTGTAACATCTTCTCTGTTTGGCTATCACACTCCCCAGTACCCTTCTCAAACTTCTACCGATTTAACCTGGATAGGATCTAATTTTGATTGGGGTTTACAAGTTTATGCGGTAAAATCACCCGGCGACTACGCGACTATATCTTCTCCAACCGAAAGAGTTCGCGATGTATATTTTGCCGTTGAAAATCGGGCAGGAACTACCCTATTAACCAGTAGTGTCTTCAGTGAGGTTTATGATAATCAAAAGTGGAATATAGCACTTAGTGTCAAGCCTAAAAAATGGCCATACGCCGAAGGAGTTCTAGGGACAAGTTTTGTTGGTGGTACCGCCCTAGAATATGAATTGGAATTATACGGTGTAAACTATGATGGTAATATTAAGAGAAATAGTTTTTCTGAAAAGCTAGACCTACAGTATACCACAGGGTCGGCAATGATTAACTCGGCAAAACGACTTTATCTTGGTGCTCACCGCACAAACTATAATAGTACTCTTTTAGAATATGCCGACACTCGTGCATCTAGTTGCCGTTACTGGAGTGATTATATACCCAATGATACGGTAGATTTTCACGCTCGCGAGTCATTTAGTTTTGGACGAAAGAATCCTTATAGGAATGCATATTCATTCCAGACCGAAAAACCAAATGTATATATTCCTGAAATCCAGACCCTAGCTATGAACTGGGACTTTGCTAATTTAACAGGTAGTAATACAATAGGACAATTTAGTGTCAGTGACTACTCCTCTGGATCAGTAAACGCTGGTTATATATCAGACTATCAAAATGGAGCAAACTCCACATTTAGTGATATTAATCTTAGACAGCACACGGGACGGGGAGATTTATTCCCTGCCAGTACTGTTACAATCAAGAAGCAGTATGTAAACACTGGAATTCTGCAACCTGTGGATTATTCTATATCAGATGACATGATCAGAATTTTAGATTCTGATGATGAGATGTTTACAATAAACTACCGACCAACAAATTTATTTTTTGCTGTTGAAAAGAGTTTATATAGAAGTATTTCCGAGCGCATGTTGCAATTATTTGCATCCATAGAAGAGTACAATAATTTAATCGGTGAACCGGTCAATAAGTACCGCCCAAATTACAAAAATTTAGAAAAACTACGAGAAATATTCTTTAGAAATGTCCAAGGGGCACCGGATTTTGAAAAGTATGTTAAGTTTTATAAATGGTTAGATGTTTCTATGGGGGAGATGATTCAACAACTTCTCCCAGCTAGTGCTGCCAAGGCTGATAACGTTAGAACAATTATAGAGAACCATTCGCTTGAACGACCTAAAATAAGTTATAAATATCCTGGATCTTATAAAGTAAGGATGCCCGCACCCTATGGGACTGTTTCAAACTCAGGAAAAATCTGTCCTGATGAGCCTGGGTGGAAATTTACTCACGCACCGCTTAATAACAAACAAGATACGAACTGCAATTGGTGGAACTTAAAAGCGCAAAGAAATAACGGTCAATTAAATATCCCCGCAGGAAACCAAAGTTCTGCTAATGCTATTTTTAATGCACTCAAGCAAGATCACAGTAGCAGCAATATAGTGTGTCTTACCACTAAACTAAACTTTCCTACGATCGGCGGCATAAACCAGAGCCTCAATAAGAGAAGAAATATTAAAGATGTTGTATTTTCTGATTTTGAATCGCTCAAGGTATGTGTTGACGAATTAATTCCGGGAACAAAAAATAAAATTCCGTTTAAGGCTACTAAGGATGGGAGGGGATACAAAGGAGATTTGTTGGCACCTTTCTCTCTAATGAGTTCTAGTAACGACCGTGGAGGATATCAAAGTGTACTGTTGGAGGGCGGATTATCCGGAGTAAACATAACAAATCTCCACGAAGATGTTATTCATCCTTTCCAAAATAGCCTACCAATGCAGTCGCCCTTCACTCAGCAGCACGTAGGCGGATTTCAAGCTCGTCATGTCGCTCCTATGAGTTATAAAGATATCGGCGCTGCTACTTCAGTAAGTCGTTACCGTCGTGAATCTCACACTCTTGCAATAGCTGGAGGTCAAATTGAAATAGCGAGAATTACAACAGGAATTACTCCGAAGGGTCAATATCTTCGCGACCATGGTTCTAAATCTCCCTTAAATATCCAAAACATTAAAACTTTTACCGGATCGCTAACACCGAGTGACGGAGTAAACATAATTGGAAATTATAAATTAGGGTATGAAGTGTTTCAGTCCTCGGATCGTGACTCAGCCAATATGGACTTCATATTTAATACTGGGTCATATTACACAGGATCTATTCCAACAGCATTCCTTACACCTCCCACAATGCGTAGCCAGTCAGTTCCTTTTCATGGGGAGTTGGTAATTGGAAGGACGGGATCTGTTGATTATGCTAACCCAAGACAACGGGCCGATCGCCGCACTAATCAAAATATATTTGTGAGTAGGTTCTCTTCTCCCGGCGGAAAACTAGTGTCTAGGCAGCAATTCCGAGATATAACTTCCGATCAACTTGCTCCGAATAACGCTCTCCCCTTCCGGAATATACCCGTAAGAGAAGCTTACAACACCCAGATGAAAAACTATACTGGCTGGGGTGGATTTATAACAAGTTCTGGAATAAATGTTTTAAATGAGTTGTCGCCAACTGTCCCCAATGTGTTAACCAATCTTAATAATGGGGTGTACGGAAACTACGCAGCAGTACATAAAACCCAAAGAAACACAACGGAAAGAATTCAAATTTATGCGGGCGAACTAACTCCAGGCGCAGGATATACTCTGAACACTGGGTCAGTAAGAGACAATGGGTTCTTTTCTCGTCCTATACCTGCCGGTGACAGAACCGCCTGGTTTATGTCCTTGTCTGGCACAAACAGCCCAGGAAAAGAGTTGATGGACCAATTTGTTCTTTCTTCATCTCATTATCCTCGCAATATTACTATTACTACAAGTAGTCTTTTGACGGCGGACATAAATAAGTTCGGAGATAAGTGTCTGTTTTCTAATAGTTCTGGGCAAACTTCTTATTTGTGGTCTACAGAAAACGTAGATTTTGTTCCATGGACCCAGCTTCGCCAAGGAGAGTCAACGCTTGGGTCTTACTACAGGAGAGATAATTTATATGAAATTGCTCCTGCTACTGCTCAATTAACCTCACAAGAGAGGCAAATTGCAACTAATGAAAACAGGTCTCTTGGATCTTACGCAACACGTCTCCAACAAGATCGCGCTGGTAATCAAGTTCCCTATCGGTATATTGCCCGTTTTCGGGAAGCACCCATAACATCACGCTATAAGCCACTTCTTCATCACATAAAAACACACCCAGGGACTGCTGAAGCAACTGATTATCATAAGCCTATGAATGTGACTGTGGAATATGCTTACGGTAATTATTTGATGGGGTTTGCTAATCGGTCGCTCAACAATAGGTGGGGTAAATCACTTAAGTGGGCAACCAATAAGATTAAGAGACCGTATGAAAGTTTCCGTGATAATCATATCACAAATTTACGTTCCACAGTAGATGGCACTGACATTATTCGTCTTACATCATATGCAGAAACAATATATCCCAAAGAAATATATACTTATCTCTCTGCATCTAGAGGTCGCTTATCTTTTTCCACTAATTTTTGGAAGAATGATAAAACAGTAGCCACTGTGAATATTGCGGCTACACCAATAACGAGCCTGGCTTTATTGGACAATGATACTAATATTGAAGCCTATAACCGACAATATCCCCGAATATCTTCCTCTTTCGTAACTTCTCAAGGATACTTGACATCACAATACAACCAACTTTCATACGATTCAGCAACCACACCCCTCGCCACGTTTACTGGAAATGGCTCAGGGTCCCTATGGCCGATGGATTCTTATCTTTACAGTGAGTCTACTTCAAGTCTCAAGGGTGCGGTGGATGGCGCTGGTCGCAGATTTCTTTTAGCTGGAGCATCTACGTTAGCTTCGGGCGAACTCATGATGACAAGCCATGGAAGAATGAGGCAAAACTCAACAGCAAATTCTTCAGAATATCTCAGAGGAGATGCCATATCAGCCCAATATATTTATAGCGCCCCAGCGATGACTCAAGTTTGTTCCACGACTTCTGCTACCGCTGCTACCGCAGCTATCGTAGCCTCTGTTTTCCAAGGTCAAGGTAACGCCACGGCTGTTGGTGAATTAGAGCTTGGTGCTAGTGCTGCTGGAAACACTTTAGCTGGAGCCTCAGTCACAATAGAGATTGATGACCTTACGCAGACAAAAACTTTTGAATTTAAGGCAGGATCTAGTGCTAATGTATTTGACTCAGGCGCTAATAAATACGAAGTAGGAGTACAAAACGCTGATAGTAGTTGGTTCACAAAAGAAGAATCTAGAAATCAACTCTACAATGCTATAGATGCATCTCGCTCTGATGCATCACCACTAAACATCGCTGCCCCAGCTAAATCTGGGACAGATACTATAACACTGACTGCCGGTACGGCTGGTACGCCCTGGAATTCCGAACCTATAGCCTCTAGTGATACTGGTGTCACGGGCGTAGCAGTAACCACTTGGTCTGGTGGCACAGACTACAGTCTTAACAGTTTGACCCTAATTCTTAATGATGTTGCGCACGGAGCAGTTAGTTATATATTTGATCAAGCTATTGCAGTGGCTAGTTCTACCGCTACTAATATAGGGTGCTCAGATGCAAACACTACAACCAAGGTTGCACAGGCAATTGGACAGACTATTGGTTTATCCCAAGCGGCTGGGGCAATTAATATTTCGGTTGCATCTTTAGCCTCAAACCAGGTAAATCTTGTGGCGGATACTGCGGGAACCAGCATGAATGGTAAAACAATAGCCGGCACATTTATATCAGGACCTTATGGCACTATGAGTGCTATGGCGGGGGGCGCACCCGCTGTTACAACTTGCCCATATTTTGTCTACCCTGCTTCGCCAGGGGGAGCTTATAGTCGCCCAGCGTGGGTAGCCAATACTGCCCGCCGTGTTATTGAGGGACCAAATCGCGGCGATTTATTAGAAAGCCGAGCGCCATTCTACAACTCTTATGAAGAATATAGTCAGGATGTCCGAACCAAAGGACAAGAATATACCATCGTACCTGAGTATCGGATGAGTGAGCACTTACAAACTTATGAAAACAATGGAGACGCCTTTTCACTGGTTTCATCAACGTTATCACTAACTGGGGCGAATAATACTACTTATGACTCGTCTAGTCCAACTTTCTTTGAACGATACGTCAATAGTGATAATATAGAATATTTAAATCCATTTATGGCTAAAGATACTTTAGACTTTTCTTTTAATAATTATCCTCGTCACTTTGAAATAAAGTCAGATGCAGTCTTAAAACTACTGCCATATGAAGGGTTCTATCCTGTAAACCGCACCTTGCAACTTGCAACACTTTTTTCTTCCTCATATTCCTTTAGTTTTACCGGAGTTTCTGGATCCTCAACACAAGCAATGAGAAGCATGTTGCGTCCATACTTTGCTCCTGGGATCATATACAACTCTATTAAATCAGGAATTGCAGTAGATTATCCTGTTAGAAGAATCGGAAAAAATGAAGACCAGTTCTTACCAATGACTGCTAGTCTTATATTAGATGGGGCTTTGAGTGGGACCTTAATCAGTCCTACGGCTGGACAAATACCGGGTAACAATCGCAGATTCTCAGGGAACAACCCAGCTACGGTGGGACAGAACTCTTTTGACTTTAGTGTCAATAATGTTAATAAGTTTATGTGGGCTGATCGTCTTCCATTTGAGGCTCTTTTATCTCCAGATAATTATTTAGGAAATTCTCGTGACGCCACTGTTCTGTCAGATATAAATGAAGTAATTTTCAATGATGTGAGCGGGTCCTTGAAGGAGGGGTCCCCGCTTTATCGTAAGGGTATGTCCAACTTTTTAGCGTCTGTGCCTGAGTTCTTCTTATCCCATAAGACAAACTTGAATGGCTCAGACGGTTTTTTGACTAAGTTTGTCTCTCGGTTTGGCAAATCTTCTAATTCGTCGGACTCGTCTGCTGATAATTCATCGGTACCAAGTGCAGCACAGGTATATGCCGATGGTCAAACTGCATACATGATGGAAATCTGCTTATCAAAGACTGATAAGTTTAATCTTTACAATAATCCATATGCGTTTGGTGTTCCTACTGCAACTGGATCTTCTGGATGGGCTTTGTATACCTCCGGTAATTTAGGGGCTAAAGGCGCTCAACGCCCCAGTGGTTCAACTTGGCCAGATCACTATGGAGAATTTGCTCCATTCACCCCTCCTTATTATTATGGTACTAGCGTAGCTCGTATTACGTTTGCTCCAAAAGATAGTAGAAACTATACTCTCAATGAAATAATTGGAAATGCCGCCCAGGATACTACAATTGAATTTCTTAATGAAAGCGGAAGCTATTATGACTTTGATATTGGCTCATACTTAGATTTAAATGGGAACACACAAAGTACCACAGCTACTCCTCCCTATGGGTGGAACCGTGCCTGGCAGAATCGCATGGATATAGACGCTAGTGTAAGTTTAACTAATATTTTCCCATTAGAAAATGGAGCTACTACCCCTGTAGATCCAAATAAGTGGGTAATCATGCCTAAGTGGGAATGTCCGATTCTTGATTTTCCAAACTGGTCTTCAGCTACTACAGCCGGAAAATATAACTTTTCCTCGTCTGTAGAATTAGGAGACTTTGATAGTTCTCAGGCAGGGACTTATGGAATGTGGCACCAGTATGGAATAATGCCTCAAGAAAATGAAGGAGTCTTTCTCTATATTAAAGATGTTAGCTTAAAAGAGACTGAGTTGCGTTTAGTAGGTGATCCAACCTTAGGAGCCACTAATTCTACCGGACAACAGATAGAGATGAGAAAAGTTCCGAAGTGGGTAATAGAATCTGGAAGAACAATTGGTTCGTTGGGCGACTTGGTTGGGTTTGATCCTGGTGAAATTATGCGAGGAACTTTTGAGTCTCAAAAGGCAAAAAGGCTCGGTGTATTAGGAGAGTCTGATGAAAAGATAATTAGCGAAGCAGTGATAGCGATGCCATTCTATATGGACGCCGCGAACAAGCCTAAATTTATGACGCTAAAAGCCTCTCCAACTGAGTTGGGACCCAAGATAAAAGAGTTCCGACGTACATTCACCAACTATTCTCTTCCTCCTTCTCTAGCAATGCGATTAGCTCCTCTTCTTCCCTCTACTTATCCAAGGGTATCTTCTTTTATAAATCCTTTCGGAGGAGATGATTACGACAGCACTTTAGCAAATGTAGAACTTATTGAGACGCCTGTTGTCTATATGATGGAGCATGGAGTATCTTTGAGTCGTCAAGACTTAGCAGATATTTGGCAGGGACTTGCCCCAGAGGCTGGAACCTCATTGAAAATGGATGTAACGGCTATAGATCATTATATGCCAGGGGAAAAAGTAGAAGAAGATCCACTAATATTTCCTGAAATAATCCAAAAACAGATAGAGCTTAACATCCCCAGGACTGGTCACCCAAGGGTTGACCTATTAGATATTTCTAATCTGCCAAGTAAAGATGGATTTAATGTAGATATAAAGTGGTTTGTATTTAAGGTTAAGAGAAGAGGATTGAAGTCCTATGACAAGCTGATTACTAAAGAGGTGAATGGGTATGATTTTGATCCCTATCAAGCAGCCATAGATAGACTAGAGCAGGGACCTTTATCTAGAGCCTCGGAGGAAAGAATCTTAGGATTAAGATCGGTTATGTCAATTATGTCTTATGCTGACAATAATGCAGTCAATGACCCGACTTATAATTGGCCATATGATTATTTTTCATTAATAGAGTTAGACAAGATTACAACAAAACTAGGCTTTAGACCAGACTTGGCTAAAGAGAATGCAGAATTAGACGAAGTTCAAGAAGCTAGGCTTGATTTAGCTAATAATCCAGTCCAAGACAGTGTTGGACTGGCTCCTAATGCTATTGCAGGTCTCATTAACAACCAAAATGATGGAAATTCCTAAGAGAAGAGTAATTAAGTTATGACCACATTTTTTAATAATAAAGAGGAAGTTATAAACATAGAGCTTACTCCCTATGGTAAGCATTTGTTTTCTGAAGGTCATTTCCGACCTTCTTTCTATTCTTTTTATGACAATGATATTTTATACGACGGAGAATATGGGGGAATTATAGAGCCTCAAAATAATATTGTAACCCGTATTAAAAACGGGACCCCGTATCTTAAGCCTTTAGTAAATTTCACTTCTTCCAATGCTCAAGTTCGTACAGTAAATCTGTATCATGACCCTTTTCAGACACCTTTGAGTTCTAGTGTTAATTTTCTTCGCCCCATGGGCAAAAACAGCCCCTGGCGAGAATTTAAGCCAGCCTGGTCTATAAATCTAATTAATGATTCGGTTTTGCTAACGGGGTCATACCATTACCAAGCAGGACATACAATACCTACTCTAAGTGCCAGTACATTAAGTATTAATTATGAAGAATTTCCTTTACAAAACTCCGAACCTCCTGTTCCAATTTATGCTTTACAAGAATCTGATCGTTTTGTTTTAGACATTCAAGAATTAAATACCATTTTCAAACTTAATGGAAACTATGATATAGAAATATTTAGGGTTCCTAATCCTGATAATGAAGACGAGATTGAGTCTCTTGAATTTATCAATTCTGACTCTTATGCAGCCCAAGACCTGTCGGATCAAAGCGAGAGCCCATATTCATATTTGACTCTGTTATCTGGGGATGAAATAGCACAAAGAGAAAATTTTCCCTTATTGGATGAAAGTTATGTAGAATATTATCTAAGTGTAAGGGTAGATAATGAAATAATTGATGCTCCTCCAATCTTGCGACCTGCTCTTTATAACACAGATGAAAATACTCCTTCTATTATTTGTTCAGATGTACAAACACTGGGAGGTGATTACTAATGGCTACAAGATGTTTAGTAGGAGACATATTCCCAGAGATTAAATTTGATAATATAACTTTAAGAACTGTGGGAAATCCTGAGTTACGTTTTATATCAGGTTCAGGCTATGGAAACCTCACGTCGCTAGAAAATCCCGAAGAAATCAGCACCCAGATATCTATCAATTGTAGTCTTCGGGAACAGATTTCGGCTGCTGCTCATCCATGGTACCAGCAAGAAGATATTTTAAGCCTCCTTCGCATAAGAGTAGTGACTTGTTTAAGTCCTCGTAATCCAAGTAGTTTAGATTATATTTCTCAGCGCATGAACGAGTATCTGCACTTTAGCGGCTCTTTTTCTACGCCTGACAATATTGAAGTAAATCCTACTTTGTTTGTAAAGAAGATAAAAGAAGGGCTGATATATAATTCGTCAATAATAAATGGACAAAACTACTCTCTAGAGAATGGTCAATATCTTATTGGGGACAGTAATCAATCTAACATATATCGCCCTTATGACAGCAGCGATGCCTTAGCTTTTATTCCTCGGAGTTATAAGTCTTATGGGGGAATCCCAGGACGTGAAGCGGAATTAATGGATGATCTTATATTATATGATCAACCTCTTTCGGATATTCTGCCCCGTGATGCGGAAGGTGAGATTAAACGACGAAGAATAACTGAAGTGTCACCAAACTTTGAAGAGGGTACCCGAGACATCGTTTTTGAAGAGGTGTTTTTACCACCCATAGAGATGGTTATCGGGCCTGATACTGATGTAGGGTATCTTAATAATGAAATAAACAATATGAGTGTTTATGCGTTCATATATTTAGATTATGATAATTTTCTTACTAACTATGATTTTGAGCCCGACGAAAATACACTTCATACTACACTGGTAACTGGAGTAGGAAGAACCACACATGCAACTATTATAGGAAATCAATATTTATATCGTCCTATAACTGAAGAGACACCCTTTACTTCGCGTATATTAGAACAAGTTAACCAGTCTCCTGATGCTGGACTTCTGCAAGACATGCGGCTTCAGAGTTTTCCCGACTACTCCGCAGAACTTTTTAACCTACATGACAATGTGTTTCAATCTCGCGACGGATCTTCCTTGGAGAGATCGGACACTGGAAAGTTAATACTTAAAGATGATAGCTTTTCAGATCTTTGGATAACAAAAGATATAAATGAAAATGCACGCTATATGTTTTCGTTTAGTTTAATTAATTTTCTATTAGAAAGATCTCAGTTTCCAATGTTGTATGCCAACAAGGACATAGCAGAAAAATTATTGAATGGATTTGAATATAACGGGGAGACATATCGCTCTGAGGTAAACAGTGTTCGCATGTCACGTCAGTTCGTCAAGCCACTATCATATATTGAGAATAATAATCTTGGAACAGACCTCAGGTTAAAACTTGAACAATCTAGCTTTACATATCCACAAACTTATATTCGTACTCCTTCAGAGACTTCTCTTTACCTTCCATCTTTTCCTGTTCTAGATTCCCCACCGTTATTCGGAAATTTATTTTATGAAGGAACTGATGATTTTCTAAATCAAAAATCTAAGTTAGCCTATCATAATATATCAGATAAGCCGGAAAGACCAGGAATATATCGTTATGCATCTGAGGTGGAAGTCAAAGACATGTCTAAAATATTCCTCCTTAAGGCGCTAAAAGATATTCAAGAAGCAAAAAGTGAATTTAACCGCTTGCTCCACTTCTTGTTGGATCCAACTTTTGGCTACTTTGATTCCGTAACACGACGTCTAAACAGGCCTATTAATGAAATTCCTTACAACGGATCTAATGCCCGTGTTTGGATAACCCAAAACTCTATCAATCCTTACTTAGAATATGTTCAGTTGTTCAGGCTTATACCCTTCGTTCATTCTGGAGTATCTCCAGTGGTACATTTAAGAAATCTCTTGTTTAAACTATTAGATTCAGGAGTCCCAGAAGATCTTCAAGAAATTATCAGAACTATTGAGGTCTTAGAAACAAATTTAGCGGTTACGGCTGATGTTTATCACACAATACAATATGGGTCCCAGGGCGAAGGAAGTGATAAAAGCAGCTTGTTATACCAAAAAGGCGTTTATGAAAATGGTTTTCCTATTCTCTACCATAAAAATCAATTTGATCAGCTTCATAGTTTTGGATATAAGAATGGCTTAGGATACAGCTATGTGGTAAGTGATGAAGAAGAAGTCGCAAACACTGTTGGACTAGGGCGCATCCACCGGGATAGATTCCAGCAACGCCTCCGCAGCGAATTTAATAAATATTTCTATGCAAGCCCTGGCGATAATGTTGCACCAAGCCAACCATTCCTGCAAGGAGGATCTGCCCAGGAGCCCTCGTATCAGTACCTAACTCCAGCTTACATTTTTTGTCCCGAATATAAGAAAGAAAAAGGTGGAGTTTCTCAGATTAATACCAACCAGGCACAGGAGTCATTATTGAACCTGGATTTAAATAAATATAGCGATTTATTTTCTCAATTGTTTAAATCTTACTATGGAATGGAATACCTAAACTTTGTTTTTTACAACAATACAGACGAGATGAGTTTTGATACCCCGTCAAGGCAGACTTATAACTCATTGTTGGGAATATTAGATGAAGAATATTCTTGTAATATAAGCACAACAGTAATAAAACAGTTTGAGGTCCCTACTCCTAAGTACTTTAGTGATCAAGTAAATCCTTTGACAGGACTTACGGACCAACAAGAAGACTTGGCTAGAGCGGGAGGACTAACTCTACCAGAAAGAATTCCAGTACCACAAACTATTCTAGGTGGACGTGGCGACCAGTCGTCGCTAACTACCACATATTACGATACAATAACTGATCAATATCTCCAGGATGAAAAAAATACGGAGTCTCTAGAGGAAAACGATATTTTTAACCATGTTCCTAAAGATCAGAATCCTCCTCTTAAATTAACTTTTGGAATTTTGGGAGAACTAGAATTTGATAATACTATAGATTTCCATGCGTTCCAGGATAACCCTCTGAACAACATGCGTTCCTTGGGGCAGATTCTCGGAGTAACATCTCAAACTGTAGAAGAAGACATCAATTTTACCCCACAAGAAACGCCTGGGAGACTTGCTCACCTACCCAATCAATTAAAGGCTATGCTGGCTATAGCATTTTCGGACCAAGAAATAAAAATAAATAATTCTTTTAACATAAAAAGATCTGTGTTATACGATCATGATGCCGTAGATAGGTTTTCTAATGCCATTAGTTATCATAATGAAGATAACATAAATGGAAATCCTCCATTTTCTATGGTATATGATCCTATGCAAGTATATTCTAAATTTTTAAGCCTGTGGATGAATTTCAAACAACTGATTAAGGTTGAATATTTGGATGGATTCGGAAGTACGGTAGGACCAGTACGATTCCAAGATAGTGATGAATTGATAAATGGTAACAAGCCTTCTATGCCAGTTTGGCGAATACTGACGAAGGAGGTTTTTGATTCAGTGATGCGACTAGATCCTGATGTTGCATCAAACAAGCAAAACCATATTCTCTGTAGAATAGGAATAGTTGATTATAACGAAATGCTGGGAGATTCAGAAAGTTTGCCGAGCCAAAGAGTCCAGTTGGAAAGATTGGCAAAATGCCTGAATGTTCCTGAATTATTAAATTTACCTATATACCATAGATATTTTTGTGTAGGACCTAGCCTTAAATTGGATACCAAAACGGAACTGCAACAGATGGAACAGGGGGGTTAATATATGCCCATTCCCTATTCTCCATCACTTCTGATAACCCGGAAAGACCCAGATAGCCGAGACCTATTTAATCGTTATTATACCTATCAGCGTGACTTAAATATTGATAATCACCTTGAACAAATTGATTTTTCAGAAGAAAATATAAAACTTCAAAGCTTAAGAAATGTTGCCACTCCTGATAATGATCTCGGCTGGGAAAATGTAAGCTACGAACGATTTATATGGTCCTATGCAGGTCATGGCGCAGAAGGTATCAATCCTAATTCTCGTACTGTTACTCGCTGTACCCCGGTGCAGCTAAACGGTTGGGCTGCGGCTAACCGAACCGGGGTCATCAAACCAGCTAACGCACAAAACTTATCTACGCAAGAAAAGTTACTGGTTACTTATGCGGATCCTCCACTTCTAGTTCCTTCTGACGACCGTCAATCCATTCAATATAATATGGCCCGACAAATATCCAATTTTGTAGAGCAACATGGAGTTATTCGGCAAGTTGCAGCAGACACCTCGTTGGGTCTAGATGATCAGCCACAGGAAATTCAAGACAGTATTTATGGCACATTCTCGGAGTTAAAAGTCGGCGACCCAGAAGCCGACCGATTAATTGATCAATTTTTACGTCTTGTGTTTGCTCCATATCCCATATTATTGCCACCAGATCCCGACCGATCCAAAAATCTGTGGGACGAAAGTGTTGTTCCCGAAGATGCCCGAACCCCCCGAATGATTGAGCGGGCTGGGGTTGAGGTGCCCATAAATCCGGTTATGCACGATTTTAATGAATTTAAAAGCACGCTGTTTAATGATCCTTTCCCTTCTACGTTACAGCCCGGCAATGATGTTCAATTTATTCGTTTGCCAGTTTATCGCAACGCTCGTAATGGCTTGCGAGCCCCCCTTCAGACTTTTTTAGAAATAATGTATGCGTTAATGGGTTCCACAGTATATCTGGGGTATAACGATTATTCACCCGCTTTTGAACGAAAGTTCGGAACCATTACTATTCAAAACGTGTGGTCAGCTTTTACCGAGTTGGTTCTGTCCAATGACCAACTAAGGCGACAAATAAGAGTCCGAACAACTGATCAGGCTCTAGAATATCAAGTAGAGGACAGGAGATTTAGTTTACCTCAGGCTTATATTAGAGAATATTATGATTTCACTCCTGAGACTAAGTTTGTCTTAGATTACTTGTCCTACAATTATATTACAGACTTGCTTGATGCTCCTTCTGATTTTGCTGGATCATTAGATTTTTCAACTATAGACCCTCAATATAATTATTATCATGAAGCTTATGAGAAAGCTATAGCTAGTGATTCAGTACCCGAGGCAATTTTACCAAATTTGTATATCTATGACTATATTTCAGAAAATGGTAATAATCCTGGGGCAAATCCTGAGTGGCAAGACGATGAAACCACCGCCGCAGAAATTTCTAATAATTTTGATAGATTAATTACCTTAGGGGAATTTGAGGCAACTTCTATACCACGGCTAGGAACTAATGAAGAATCCCGCCTAAACTTCATCAGCTATCTAGATCAGTATGCGTCCGCAGCAACCCCCTCGGGCGGTGATGACTCTGGAGTAGTGATAGATTTTAGGTCTGAGTTAGCTCGGAATTTTTACAATATTCAAACCCCTGCATCTCAGATGGATATTTACAGCAAAATAAGTCCTCGTGGTAAAACTTTTCCCATGACTATCGGGATAGACTTTCCAACTGCTCATCAAGGTGTGATAGGTAGGAGTATACAAAATACTCTGAGCAGTGTTGCTTTGACGGACTCTTTGATAAAGACTAATTCAACACCAGAAAGAATGTATTTTTATAGTAATGGTTTTGGTTACGGGGATGACAGGGCAGTGTTCTTTACACAAGCTGATTCTTTTGGGGTCCAGGCTTCATATAACGCTAGGTCCTTTCAAAGTTGGGAAGGAATACAGTACCGCCGCAAGGGGACGGAAGCACTCAGTACAGTTTATAGTCTTTTAGAGTGGCTGACAAATGCCGATTCTGAAATTGAAGGTCAGCAAAATGCTCCCACTCCCAGAGAGAGATATAACGGACAGTGCCCCCGCCTTATAGATAGGCTAAATCTTCAGGCCATTGGGAATCAAATTGAAAATAATGCTGTGCAAAATATGCTATCTTATCAAGATGCATTAGATAACAAAACGGCTAAATCTGAAAATATTTTATATAAGTTGGTTAAAAAGGATGCAATCACGGATGAGACTCTGCAAAACTTTTATTTCCCCAATACAAATATGGAGGATGTGATTAGATTTGTAGATACTCAGGTTAAATATAATAAGCCCTATCGTTACGAATTAATGGGTGTTAGTGTTGTGTATGGTTCAAAATTTGCATTACGTCCAATAGACTGGTTTCTAGACCCTTCAGCGGACGATCAGTTCCGTCGCGACCAAATATATGTAGCAGTGAGCGTAATGAAGGCTCCAAGTCCAAAAATTATAGAATACCCCATTTATTTTGACGGGTGGAAAAAGGCTGGACTTTTCGGGATGACTCTTCCTGATGTATATGTAGATGACAGACCACCACCTGCACCAGAAATTTTAGTTGCCCCATTGCGTGGTAATTATCGTCAGGTAATGATAGCTCTTCAACCAAGTAATGAGAGTTTTCTTGGTCCACGGGCAATCCCATGGATAGACATTCAGCAAGAAGATTATGTCCATAATATATCACCTAGCATTACCTTTCAAAAAACATTTAAGAATTATGCACTCTCTACTCCTAACTTGGAATTTTCTGGAGAAAGTGCGAGCGAGGTAAAGCGGATAGAGATTTTCCGATGCGATATGATAGAGGACGCCACAAACGAGAGAGATCTTTATCGTCGCAGTTTTAATGGTAAAAGAATTAAGATTTTGGATACTTCTCGGTCAGATAATGTACCACCCGAAGACAGGGCGGTGTCTTATGACTTTATGGACACACTAGAACCAAACAAAAAATATTATTACACGGCACGTTCTGTAGATGTGCATGGTAAAATTTCTAATCCTACTCCAATCTATCAAGTAGAGTTAGTATTTGAAAGAGGAACTTATTATCCTCAAATTGATCTGTACGAACCTAAGTATGTTTCTAGTGGTGCTCCTACAAAAAAGATGGCGCGTTTCTTAGAAATTAGAGCAGCAGCTATTCAAAGCAATGTACAAAACACTTTTGATAGTAACAACAACGTGGTTCAGAGTAAAAAAAGTTTCATAGAACGCTCGGAGTACAAGGTGGAAAATAATAAATTTATTGTGCGCCTTACCTCCCGAGATACGGGGCGAAAAATACAGTTTGGAATTAAATTTAAATCCAATACAACGACAGAAGAAACATAAATATTTAAAAAGATATTTTGGATACTATTTATTAGGAACCAAAACAGCTTGTTTTAGGGGAAGCATATGGCATTTATAGATAACAGCGGCGATATTATTTTAGACGCAGTATTGACGGACGAAGGTCGCCGTCGTTTAGCTGCGGGTGATGGAAGTTTCCGCATAGCAAAATTCGCCCTCGGCGATGACGAAATAGATTACTCTCTGTATGAGAATAGTAACCACCCAGATGGCAGACATGCAAGTGGATCAGCATACTACGATTTATCAATTCTCCAGTCTCCCGTACTGGAGGCGTTTACTAATAACGTCGGCTCGGTTCGCTCTAAGTTGATCAACTATACACGAAACGACTTTCTATATCTTCCAGTTATAGAACTTAATAATCTCAAATTGCCAACCACTCCGGGATCTCGCTTTAGTACTTTTTCATCCGTAGTTCCTAATAATGGGTATTTAATTACTGCGGACATTACGACGTCACAGGCGTTTAACGATCTTGACAAAGCCAGCGGCGTCTTGATGGGTGATACCAATAGTGTTCAGGCTCAGAGCCCCATTGTCTTTGACCAAGGGCTAGATAGTGTAGATTTATCGGCAGCCATGATGGACATTGGCGACCCCCGACGAGAAACTCAATATATGTTAGAGTTGGACAATCGCTTGTTTGAGGTAATGCCCTCTACAAACGAAAATACTGTAGCTACCCCGTCATATATTGACGACGATCAGGTAGCTACATATTTGTTTATGATGAATACTAATCCTCATTATTTTGCTCCAAACGCTACTGTTAATGACTTTAACTTAGAAAATAATGGTAATGTTACTGCTGCTCAGCAGTCACCTATTGGTAATAGTACTCTAGGGACAGGCCGTTTTGGAACCCGTTTCGGTATGAAATTGAGGGCTAGTTTAGACGTGCAAACCTCTACTAACCTTTTTACCACCCTGGGTGGAACTGCCATAATCCCTGCTTCTGGTGGCAATACTAATTTTTATTATATTGATACGGTACTAAGATTAACGGGGTACACTACTGGATATCGTGTTGATGTCCCTTTACGAATTATCAAAAAGGTATAAAAGGATAGACCATGGCAACTTCATATAAAACACTTTTAGCAAGCGATATCACACCAATACGGTCCAATCTTCATGAAGCTATACCAATTACAGGGTCTATTATTTCAGGAACCTATGGTCCAAATGTAGGTAATGGTAATCCTCTTAATGTTAAAAATTATTCGCATGGAATGTTCACTTCCATCTATGATTATCCTTATCTAAGCTCTTCAGCCAATCATATTTTTGATGTTAGCTTTGGCATCGGTCAATATTCGGACCTCTCTGCTTCTACAACTACACAAATAGATCAGAAGTTGCAAATTTATAATCAAATGGCTCAAGTTCTTGCGGGAAATGACCCTACAGGAAGTATTATTCAATTTGATAAAAATGGTTTAGACTCAGATGTGGGAGCCGACAAACTTCGCGAAGTAATTTTTGTGAACATGGCTAGATTACTCAGCAAAGATGAGATACAAAAGGGAACATTTTCCTTGATTTTGGGTGTAGATCCTACCGGATCTGGACCTAATCCCTTCGCCCGCCGTTTGTCAATTACGGATGCTAGTGGATCTAATAACTATAAAGTAAATTCTCCTGCTGGGGACTATGGAATTTTATACGCCACAGGCAGCACAGATTTTACGTTACGAAAAGTTTCTGAAGGAACCGGTCGTGGGGGTGATCCTTGCGGTCTACTATACTATCAAGCTGGAATTGCTGTACTGACCGCTTCTCTTTTTAATGTTGAGCAGAGTGGCGGGCTATTGGCTAATAATCTTGTTAATGGCGGCGTTTGGCCAACCGCCGGTAGCACTTGCGGTTTTGTTAATATGCAAAGTGCTTCATTAACTATTGGAGACGCCAGCGTTAATTCCCTTCTAGTGAGTGCTTCAATTTCTTCCTCGGCAAATGCATTTTTAAATCGTATACAGAATGTTTCGTTCAATAATACAACGGAACTCAACTCTACGGTTTATTTCTGCCGAGCAAACTCTAATGAATTTAATTATAGCAGCAACCCCACATACCTCAGTGCAAGTAAAATTAGGGTTAAAGAAATGCGAAGTGATGAACCATCTACTTACGTAACATCAGTTGGTCTTTACAGTCCCGATAATGCGTTGTTGGCTGTCGCCAAAGTCAGCGAGCCAATTAAAAAACAACCGTCAAACGAATTTACGTTGCGAGTGAGACTTGACTACTAATGGGTGTAAGTTATGACCTACATCCATCAGTTCGGTAGTCACGACCTTTTTACAAATACGTTAGTCACCCGACCTTCTTACGAGGTAGTTCTTTACTCGGGCTCTGCTTATATTAATAACCGACGTAATGAAGGTATCAATATAACTACGGGCACTATAAACCTGTATGAATTAAACGTAGACCGAGACGGCACCAATCAAAGTTTAATATATCCATTTTTAACAAAAGACGGATCTTATCGCCGACCTGGCTCGGTATCTTTATCGGACTACCTTTCATCTAGTTATGGGTCCACTTTAACAGGAAGTTACCCTCTGACATCTAGCTTCGCTCGCGAGCTTATAAACGCCTCTTCGTCTGTTTTGAGTTCTTACAATAATGCAGTAGAGCGACGCCGACTTCATTCCCTCCGAGCCACTTTGGATAGTTATAGAATAATTAATAACTCCTATGACTATTCGGAACATTATGTAACCCGAGATACTAATTTGTTGAGTTTTCCTTCTATCGCGATCGGCTCAGGAATTGAGAGAGGATCGGTAAAACTAAGTTTTTATTTTACGGGAACACTTATAGATGTAGCTGAAGATAGAACACGGAATGGTGATTTAATATCTACCATGAATGGCACAAGCGGTTCTGTTGTTGGTAGCGTCCTATACGATCAAGGGTTTGTATTGTTGACTTCTTCTGTGAGTATCACAAACAATGTAGATGATTTTGTTGGAACAGCCGTCCCCAGAAACCCAGCTTGGGTATATTTTGGCGCTTATTCTGATGCCTCTGTGGGTGGAGCAACCAATAGTTACGCTAGTTCCAGTTTGTTTAAAATGGAATTTAAGGGTACCAACGCAGTACCAACTATGACTATGTTTAGTACCGCTCAGGCTGGTGACCTTACCAATTCAGAGAATCCCACTTGGGTGAGCAGTTCCTCTGAGTGGCAGTTATCCAGTAGTATGACATCGGGATCTTTCTCGGAAATGAGCGGAGCGTTGATTAAAAACACAATACAAAATGATTACTGTGAATACAATAGTCCATTTTCTAAGCAAGTGTTTATATCTTCAGTAGGTCTGTTTGATGAAAATAAAAAGCTGATAGGAGTAGCTAAGATGGCCAACCCTGTCCTTAAAGAAGAAACAGATCAATTTACATTTAAACTACGCTTGGACTTCTGATATACTTATCTTATGATAATAGGACTAGACATTTCAACAACCATAGTTGGCGTTGCTATAGTAGACCCTGACTCTCGTTCTTTGGTATGGACTGAGGGCTGGGATATTTCAAAATTAGAAACCATTTACGAAAAAGCTGAAACTATTGGCGCTAATTTGTATGCCCTTAGAAGCGAGTATAATGTTCAAGATGTGTTTATAGAAACTGCCCTTAAGAAGTTTCTGCCTGGTAGATCTCGTGCAGATACTATTATAAAATTAGCTAAATTCAATGGTATTGTGTCGTGGATAGTATATGAGTGCTTTGACCACCAGCCTACGTTTATAAATGTGAACACAGCCAGATCTCTTTATGGTCTATCGTTTCCTAGGGGAACCAAAGGACCTCAAAGAAAGAAGATGGTAATTGAGTCAGTCATAGAAAAAGAAAAAACATCTTTTCCGTATGAAATGGCTAGGGGTGGAAAAAACTACAAAAAAGGAACGGATGACCGAGCCGATGCTGTAGTCATTGCTAGGGCAGGAGAATTTCTTTTACGAAATAAAGATACTGAGGGATTCCTGACTGAAAAAATAGTTTTAGTAGATTAGCGAACTATTTATAACATGAAGATTTCTCAAGACATTATTCGTCAATTGATCAAAGAAGAAATACAAGAGATGTGCAGCGATGATGCACAGTCCATTGATATGGCTATAGATCCCACCCATGCGAGTGAAGATCATGAGGGAAACATGGCCAAGCGACAAATGTTTAAGACCGCCGAGTATGCTACGATTATTTTTGACATGCTTGATGATAATGAAGAGTTGCCTGCTTGGATTCAAAGCAAATTGACAAAGGTAGCTGATTACATTGGTGTTGTCAAGCATTATCTTGAATATGATCATGTTATGGGAGAAAAACTTGACAAAGATGCTAAAGCAGGTGATTACGTCAAAGACTTCCAAGATTCTGATGCCCCACAGTTTAAGGGCAAGTCAAAAAAGAAAAAGCAACAGATGGCAGTAGCTGCCTATCTTGATGCCAAAGAAGATTAAAAAAACTTCTTGACCTACTAAGAACATATGGTATTATGGTGTTGAAGGGAGGTGCTCCTATGAGTTACCAAGTCTTTAGCGATATGGATGGTGTCCTCGTCAATTTTGAGGGTGGCGTTCTAAAATTTATGAACCAACGTTTTCAGGAATTAAAAGATCAACCCGATCATCCTGATCACAAACTTGCCCGTTCGGCAGCCAAAGAGATCGGCGGCTGGGATGTTGAGATTGACAAGTGGCATATTGCCCGATCCGATCAAGAAAAGAGCTTGCCCCGTAACTATCGGGTCCGAGACTTTATGTATCGTCTTGTAGAAAACGACGTTGACCTTTGGGCAAACCTTGAGTGGGAGCGTGGCGGCAAAGATCTTTGGAATTACATTAAAGATATCCCAGGGCTTGAGATTCTGTCTGCTCCGATGGCTGAAGGTTCCAAGGTTGGCAAGCGGATGTGGGTTGAGCGAGAACTGGGCGTCCCAGTTGAAAAAGTCAATCTTTCTGACAGCAAGAAGCCCTACGGAGTTTGGAACGGAAAACAAGGACTTCTGATTGACGACCGTGATAAGTATGTCAACGAGTTCCGTGAGGGTGGCGGCATTGCTATTAAACACAACCCAGATAATGTGGATAATACGATTAGACAACTTAAAGAATTAGGGTTTTGATAGAGACCAAATTTGAAATCGGTGAACTTGTTTGGTTTACTTTTGACGGTGCTGTACCACGCCTCGGCGTGGTCAGTGCTATCACAAATTATTATCAGGTTCTTTTTGGTGACGATAAATATTGGGTTCCTCCTCATCATATCTCAAAGCACGAGGAACAATAATTGCTTAACGATCCTAACTCGGCGAAGAAAAAAAGAATCCTTGATGAAATTCTTGGCAGCCCAGCCCGCCAAGGCAAGGAATATCTTTACCCTTCCCGATGTTGCGGTCATCACAAACGCAAGCTTTCAGTCAACTTTGACAAGAATGTAGGTAAGTGTTGGGCATGTGATTTTCGCGCCAAGAATTTACGACGCCTAGTCAGGCGCTGGGGCGATATAAGTCACATCCATAGATGGAAGGATTTTGACGCCGACATTGAGTTAGGCGACCTAGACAACCTGTTTGCCAAGGAAGAAGAAATTAGCCAACGATTGGACCTTCCAAGTGAGTTCCAAACGCTTACTGGTCGTTCTCATCCACCATCTGCAAGAGTTCCCCTAAACTATTTACGCAAACGTGCCGTTGAACAGAAGGACGTCCTTTACTGGAAGATTGGCTACTGCGCTTCTGGGGAATATAAAAATAGAATTATTCTCCCATCATTTGACGAAGACGGCTACTGTAACTTTTTTACGTCCCGAACATATGATCCTAACATATGGCCTCCGTATATGAACGGACCAGGGAACAAAGACATTATCTTCAACGAACTGCTGATTGACTGGGAACGAGAGGTCACTTTAGTTGAAGGTGTTTTTGACGCAATTGTTGCTGGCGAGAACAGCATCCCACTGCTTGGCTCAACCCTGCGAGAAGATAGCAGACTATTCAGGAAGATCGTAAAAAACGACACACCTGTCCTGCTTGGACTAGACGCTGACGCCCACAAAAAAGCAATGAAACTTGTTAAAGCTTTGCTGGCTTATGACGTAGAAGTTCGTCTTATGGACACATCAGGTTATAAAGATATTGGGGTAATGCCTTTAGATGTATTTGAACAACGTAAAGACAAAGCGCCTTTTATTGATTCTGATGCCTATTTATTCAAGATTGCTTTAATGGCATGAGGGCACAAAATGAAAGTAACAATTTCTCAACTTCGGGGTATGGTGGAAGAAACCTTACTTGACGAGAAAAAGAAAAAAAAGAAGAAGGGCGGCAAAAAAGACGCCTGCTATCATAAAGTGAAATCACGCTATGACGTATGGCCTTCTGCTTACGCTTCCGGTGCTCTTGTAAAATGCCGTAAGGTTGGTGCTAAAAATTGGGGCAACAGCAAAAAAGAAGGCGTAGAGGACGATTACCTCCGTCAAGTTGTGGAAGAAGAAATAGCAAAACTCACCGAAGCCGACAGCGAAGGACTACGAAAGTGGTTTGGTCGTAAAGGTGCGCCTGGTAAAAAAAAGGGTTGGGTAGATTGTAATACCTGCCGCAAAGACAAAAAATCAGGCAAAAAGAAATGTAGCTCCTGTGGTCGCTCTACAGGAGAAGATAGAGCAAAATATCCGAAGTGTCGCCCAACGCCATCAGCGTGTAGCAAGAGTGGTAACTACGGCAAAAAATCAAAGGCAGGTAAAAAAGGATGAAAAAATTACTGACAGAGTGGCGACAGTTCCTCAACGAAGAAGAAGAATATTATCACATCTCGGATGCGACCTATGAGGACGGCACGCTTGCCGAAGACGTAGAGTTCTGGGATGATGTTATAGAAGAGGCAGAGTACCAAGGACGCAAGGTCACTCTTAACAAGCCCATGCAAGGTGATGTAAAAAAATCTAAAGTTTATGTTAAGAACAAAAAGGGAAACGTAGTTAAGGTAAACTTCGGCGACCCTGATATGAAAATCAAAAAATCAAACCCTGAAGCCCGCAGCAACTTCCGTGCTCGTCACAACTGTGCGGACAAGATGAAAAAAGGAGACAAGACAACCGCAGGGTATTGGTCTTGCAAAGCATGGTAATGAAAAAACTAATGACAGAGTGGAGAAGTTTTCTCCAAGAAGAAATGAAAGTTGTTATTGGAGCGGTTAAGGATTATGTTTGCCCCCCCGCTACTCAAGACTTAAAGCTCAATACCAAAAACCGTGATGCTGCTATTCACGCAGACCATATCAAGTATGGTCCTCTAAACGTTGATGAGCCCGGCGATTACTGGAAAGACATCGCCAAGTATTGGGACACAACCGAAGAAGCAGCCAAGAAGTCTAACTGCGGCAACTGCGTCGCTTTTGATATTTCCCCACGAATGAAAGACTGTATGCCTGGCGAAACCTCCGATGATGACGGTGAGCTTGGTTACTGTTGGATGCATCACTTCAAATGCCATTCAGCCCGTTCCTGTTATACTTGGGCAAAAGGTGGACCAATTAAAGAAGACAGCGTGTCCTACGAATGGCAGGAAAGAAACGACTTCGGAGACAAGTGATGAAAAAGTTAATGACAGAATGGCGGAACTTTCAAAAAGTCCACAAAGTAAATGAAAAGATCTACAAGCAATATGCCTCCCGTCTCAGTGAAGACTCCCAGGCGGTTTTTTGGAATTTGTCGGAAGACCAAAAAGTATTTGTTGTTGAAGACTGGATAAGCCAAGGACGCCCAGCCGACCACCTTATGGAAGAGAAGATGGCTGATCTTGACGCCGAACAAGCATATAGCACAAAAGTTCGTGGTGTCAATGTTATTATCAATTTAAAAGATACTGACCTTGAGGGAACTAAACACAGCAAGGAACGCCAGTTCCGTCACGACGAAAAGATTTCCAATAAGGCCATTATCCAAGCAGTTGAGATGGCCATCGGCAAAATCATTCAAGACTTTGCTAACGGCGAACTCGGCAACGACGAGCCTTTCCATATTCGTATGGTCGGCAAAGGTAAGGTCCCAGCCCTCAACGTCATAGCCGTTTTGGATATGCGAAAAGGTCCGGACACAATAAAAGTAATTACCGTAATGCGTAAGGACGATTTCAAGACAGACAGTTTCGGAGGCGGTGAACAAAAAACCTACACCGTACAATCACGATGAAACTGATTATGGAACAGTGGCGAGGTTTTCTCCAAGAGGGAAAATACGAAGCAGCCACAACAGAACTGACCCGCAAGGTAATACCTCACGTCAAGTATATTATTGACGAGGTTATCCCCAGCGATAGTGTCCAGACCTCACGCAAGGACTTGATTCTCGTAATCGGCAAGAAATATGAAACAGGTAAAGGGCTTCCAAAAGAACTTGAAAAAGAAATGTATATGGCTCAGTTTACTTTCCATATTGATAAAAAACTAGCGGAAGAAACAGGCGACAAGTTTCAAAT